CTTTTTTATATTGCAGGGCTTTCTTTGCTGCCCTCTATGCCGTCCTCACAAAAATTGTGTGCTTTAGCAGTTGCGAATTTAATTCCTTCTCCATCAGCACCAGAGTTTTCTACCTCGCTCTTGTGTACAATTTTACTGAGCACAATACTGCAGGCAGTTCCTATCGGGGCAAAAGCTGCCGTGTAGCAAGCCAGTGCCCCAGTATACCCATATACGATACTCAGTCGAGCAAGGTAAAAGCCGCCGGCCAATCCAGCGGCAAGGAAAATCATGATACATACAGCAAGCCAGTTGGTAAATCCAAGGCGTGGCCTCTTCGATTTCGGCTTGCTTTTCTTCTTACCACGCTCGATCGAGATGGTCATTTTACGCCTTGCCCATCATCTGAGTCCAACGATAAAGAACGGTGACGAACTGCTCGCGGGTCAAAATGTCACCCCACATACAATTCGGCTCGCCGCTGACGGTCATACCATTACCGGCGATCAGACCATTCTTCGTTGCCCACTCGCGTGCTTCTGCGCTGTATGCGCTTGCGTCATTGTCCTGGAGTTCCTTACGCATTTCGCCCCAGAGTTCTTTGAAACGTGCTACATCCATGTCATCATCCTCCGTTTCGCCATTGAGAATTTCCTGAACTTCCTTCCGCAGAGCATCCATGCTCTTGCCATGCTTCGGCCACCACTGCCCCACGTCGCCATGGTTAGAGCCGTAGCCAGCACGATATGACTCTGCATGATCGCTGATCCCAGAAATCGGATATCCGAATTTCTTGACCATATAGACATTCCATGCCACGACCATTTTCCACATCCGGTCGAAATAGCCCTGGTTTTTCGCCACGTCGTATCCGACCATCGTGCCGCCAGCATAGGTGTGGCCTGCGGGTTCGCAAATCTCCCACTGCACCTTCGTGTTATTCCACGAACCCTTACTGCCGGAACCGCATCCCCACGGGCGACCATTCCATTGCAAAGCGAGAATAATTCGTCCTTCGCCCTTATGGAAGTCACCAAGGAGAGCATTAACACCCCAGCCCGCACTGGACTTGTTCATCGTGTTGAAAAACACATCGACAGAAGGTTGGGCGCAGCCAACAGAATGGTTTACGCAGCCAGCAGGCTTGATCGTTCTTCCGCTGGTATAAGCTCCGTTATCCGTCGCAGGATGGATCTCCAGATGGCTTTCAACGTACTGGATACATTCTTGAACTGTCATCACTTCAAACCACCTCCACGTATTCTCTGCCCCAGTAAGGCTCGCCGCCGTCCTCTGATGTCTTCAGCACAGCATACCAAGCCTTACCGCCGTCTTTACGGAAACGCGGATCGAGTGTCTTAGAGCAGAACCCGAAGCCACCCTCATCCTCTGCCCCGTCACCCCGACACATTTCACGATTACATTCCGTGTTTTTTCTGGGATCGCACTCATAGAACAGGACTTTCTCTCCTGTCACGCCATCCACCAGGTACCCACCACGGGATACAATGTTGTTGATATCGACCATTGAAGTTCACCTCTTTATTTCCGAACGGTCAGAAATTTTCATTACTAACCGTAGATACTTTTCATGCCGGCGGCTCCATGATTTGAGCAAGACGGTAGAGCACCGTCACGAACTGTTCACGGGTAACAAGGTCTTGCCACATATAGTTGGGTTCACCATTGATGACAGTCCCGTTGCCGGTAATCAAACCCATATCCAACGCCCACTGCCGCGCCTCAGCGCTCCACTGGCCGCAGTCGTTGTCCTGCAGTTCAGCTCTCATTTTCTGAAAGAGTTTTCTGAACTGTTCCAAATCAGAATCGGACGCAGGAGCAGTCTGTGAGGCAAACTGGTCATAGTACCGCTGCCCATACTCAGCACGCTTCTTCTGAACATCCTTACTCTGGTTTGCCGGCTTCTCAAAGTTCAGCAGCACGGCATTGGAAGCCTCCAATACAGAGGTTGCCGCCCGCAGCACCGCCAGCACGCCGGGGTAGCTCTCGAACAGCTCTTTCCAAAGAAAATCCAGCTGCATAATGAGATCTCCGATAGATTTTCCAGACGCCTTAGCAAAATCCAGCAGGGCTTGCTTCCGAGTCCAAAACGTCCACTGAGCAAGGCCAAAACCAGCCTTGTCCTGCACGAAATTTGTGTAGGTACCGTTATCCACAGCAGCTACATAAGCATTGTCATTCATGCCAAGGACGTTTTCATAACTGTTCTGCAAATTCCGAGGATTAAGGCCGCTTTCGGCAAACAAGTTGCCCATCAACCCAGCGATCCCATACTCATTCAATCCCTTCTTTTGAAGGTAGTCATGAATTGTCAGTTCGTTCATCTCGCACCTCCTTACAGATCAGAAAGCGCGGCTTGCTTCTGCCCGACGATTTCACCGTTCATGCAATACTTGCCGATTTCGTCCTCATCGTCGATATCCTTGTAGATATCCACCATTTCCAAGCTCTCCCATCCAATGATGGTCTTGATCACAGAATCGGGCAGGTTTGCCTTGGCAAGTGAAGTCGTAAAGAAGTGCCGGAGACTATGCCAATACACAGGGATACCCAGAATATTGGAGAAGGTCTCCGCCCAGCTGTTCAGTGTAGAGATAGGCACCGTCTTCGTAGGATCGTCCCTGTCAGGGAACAGCCACTCACTTTCGATACCCAGATCAGCCCGCTTCGCCATCCACGCATCGAAGTAGGGCTTGAAAGGCTTTGCCAGCACATAGCAGGTAAGCATTTTTCCATTGACGCCCTTGCCCTTCGTTCTGACTTTCTCAGGCGTTTTGTAAAACGTGCCATAGATGATGTTCTCGTCGTCGAAGTACGACACTTTGAATCGCGTCAGCTCAGACTTGCGCCGTCCAGAATACCGCGCCAAAGCGAAGCAGCAGGCTTTCTCGTACTGCCCGCGCTCCATCAGATAGTCCAAGAGTTGATCGGCCTGTTCGTCGGTCAGCACCGTCTTCTCTCTGGTCGGCTCATTTACCGGGTTCTCGATCTTGCGGACGATTGACCGGAAGTTGGGAAGCTCGTCATCCAAGATTGCTTCGATGTAGTTGCTCAAAGATGACAACGTACTCTTCAGCCGGCGTACACGGGCGGGAGAGTTCTCGTTGTTCCGCAACAGCCAGTTTTGGTACGAGATGATGTCACGCTTGCTAATCTCCGGGAAATACTTGTTGTCCGCATTTTGGAGTACCCACACGAAGAAAATATACAAATCGCTCGTATATGCCTTAACGGTGGAATCCGCCTTGCCGATACTCCGCAGGTATTCCAGAAAATCGTTCATCAGCCGAATGTTCTTCGGGTTGATCTGGGCGATCAATTCCGGGCTGGTGATCTTGTTTTGTCTCGTCTTCCGTCCCATAACTCTCACCTCCTTTTTCGTATGAAGAAAGAGCCGCACCTTTTTTAGGTACGGCTCTTAAAAAATGGTTAGCAAATAGCTGTTTTATTCTGTTATGTGTAGCGGGGCTTCTCTCCACCCTCTACCGCATACCTCATCCAGTCCAGTATGACAATACCCACAACGGATAGGACGAGCCACAGCAAAGTAAACTGCGGGCAGATTTGTCCCAGGATGTTCCCGGCCAAGTGCGAGTAATCCCACACTCCCAAACCAAGCCACACATTCAAAACAAGTCCGGTAACGAACTCTAACGCTGTAATCGCGGCAGCACAGATACACGCCTGCCCTACCAGCGGCATTCCCCAGGGAAGCTCTGCTCCGAAGCGTTCCAGGGGGACGGCCAGAATAATCGCCAACGCAAACATCGTCCAGCTGATCGTTTCTGGCCTACCCTGAGAAGTCTTCCAGATGACCTCGCCGAAGAAATACACACCGCCAGTCCAAAACCAGAGCAGAACAGAAAGCACCCACTTCCCAATTCGTTTTCGCTCCATGCTTATCTTACTCCCATTCTCCGGCAATTTCTTTCAGCCGGTTTTGTTCCCGCAGCGCCTCTTCCTCTTTGACCTCAGCGCCAAACTGTGCCAACATAAAGGCTTGTGCCTTAATGATCTCAGCCTGACGAATGCAGATGTCGGTTAGTTCCGCAATCAGCTCAACGCTGCTCATGCGGCACCGCCCAGCTTTTGCATGATAGCTTTCATCTGAGCCTGGGCTACTGCCATCTTCTCAGACAAAGCCGCAGCATAGGGTTCAGGCAGATCCATACCATACTGCACAGCAGCGATCTCCTCAGCGTCAGTCATGGCATTGACATAGCTCTTGAGAGCATTGTGATATGCCGTCTGACCAGTAATCAGCGTCTGAGCCGCAACGTAAATCTGAGCAATCTCGGTAGCAGAATACACCGTGCAGGTTCCATCATCGGCCTGATATGGGAACTCAGTACCCCCAAGCTCAACCACGCGGAACAGATTGTTGATATTACTCTGATCCTCCAGTTTCAGATTGAAGTGGTCACGGCGATCCCCGATAGGTACGTCTACGCCGGCTACGATGACCGCGTTGCAAGCCTTGGAAATTTCCAAGAGTTTCGCTGCACGTACAGTTTCCAAGGCATTGTCACTGCCAAGGATTTCCACTGCATCTTCGGTCGTGATCCAACCATTCGCAACGGCCTTCAGAAGGCCGTTCGCTGAAATGGAGGGTTCGATTCCGCGCAGGCCATTTTCATACATTTCTCTCAGTTTATCCTTCATCTCTCAGCCCTCCAAAATTGTCCGAATCAGACCTTCGATGGTAGTCTGATGGCTTTTGAGTTCTTGCCCACCGTCGATCTCTGAGACAACGACAGTATCGGCACCCTCAATATCTTCATGCCCAACCAGGTTATAGGCCACGCTCTTGAATGCCACACCGATAGCATCTTTACGAGTTGCTGTAGTAAAACATCCGCCATCACCATAACGAATGTAGTTGACAGAATCGGTAATACCCAATTCCGTCCCGTCAATTTTGATAATCCGATACATTACTTGACCTCCTTTGCACCAATCAACTTGGCGATATGTTTCAGATCTTCGATTTCAGCATTATAGAAATCGTGGTTCCAAAGCCAGAAATCATCACGATCACTGCACTTGTACTGCTGGCAGCGAGGATCATCCCAAATCTTATCCCATCTGTCCTGATGTGCCTTATCATGCTTTGCAAGTGTAGACTTGATGGTTTGAATGAGTTTTCCACGCAGAAGCCCTTGTCCATCGTCGTTTTGCGCAAAGAACTCATATGCGCAGTCACTGAACACGGCACATACCGGTTTCCCGTTGTGCAGCAAAACATTTCCACCCACTTCCAGCTTCGTGCCGTATGGGATATTTACTTCGCCGCTAATAGTCTTGAACTTTGCTCTTTTTACTGTGATATAGCTATTGTGGTTCACCGTGATATACCTCCAAATAAGAAAACACCCGAAGACTTGCTTCGAGTGTAATCTGTTAGTTATTTTTTACGCGGACTTCTTTAGTTGTTCTTGCTCTCTATACCGATTAAACATGGCATAGTGCAGCCGCCTCAACCGTAACAACCTGCCGTGATCGTCAAAATGCCTGTAGTACGCAGTCTGGCATTCCATATATTGATCTATCTCGAAAAGTGTTTTCCTGCCAGCAAGATATTCCCTATGGAACATTTTCAACTTACGCCTTGCACGCTTCACACCATCACGGCTACCATTGATCTTGATTGCTCCGGTTTCCGTCAATGTGAAACGAGCCTTACAAAACCTAAACGGCTTTGTAAGCGGAATGATTTTGCACTTTTTCTTATTCACCCTAATACCGAAAGACTCAAACTTTTTAACAATATCTCTTGCTATCTGTTTCAGTTCTTCAATATCATGGTAAATAACATAGTAGTCATCCATGTAGTGACCGGCACAGTGAAGACCAAGCTGGCATTTGATATAGTTGTCAATCGCACTTGGAAGAGACACCATCTCCTGCTGGCTCGGCTCCACGCCCAAAGGCATACCTCTACCAGGCGCATTGCCATAAGGCGCATAGTCAATAATTGCGTCTGCTACTGCCCGAATCTGCGGGTCAAACATTACTTGCTGATGCCGACGATAGATGATATCTCTGTTAGCATTCGGAAAGAAGCTCTTCAAGTCAAGAAGGAATATGCCCCCTTCTCTTCCATAGCGTCGGTAATGCCATGCAAGCTGTTGTGTTACCCTACGGAAATGCCAATGTAGTCCCTTACCTCTCTGACTGGCTCCGTTGTCGCAAATCATACCCGGATGATAAAGGGGAATGAGGACTTCATTTGTAAAAACCTTATGAATCTGCCGATCGTCGATGTGCGGGGCATCAATCGGTCGCACTTTTCCACGCTCAGAAATGGTGAAATGTGCGCACTTCTTTTGTTTCCACTTACCGTCCAAAACTTCACGCCGTCTCTTGGCTGTTCCAGAAAATAAGTGAAGCTCAAAGTTTTGCGTACTCTGTTTCCAACGGACACCCGTACAACATTTTCTTCCATAGAAGAACATATCGTGATAGTTGAAAACATCTTGAAGTGTACCGACTTCTTTGCTTCGTTTTAGTCTGTTTGCTTGTCGCTTTGATTTTCTGCGATGATATCTTGCCTCTCGGCGTTCTTCGCTTGTCATAAAAAGTGTTCGCCCTCCGCATAGTTGTCTTGTAGGTGCGCATCTAAACTACTTTGACCCGACACATGAAACGAGGATAGCGCAAGTACCCCGCCATGCAAGCAGCGTCCGTGTAAGGTCGTCAAAGGGCAGTTTTAGGGATTTTCACCCAGGGAAGTATTTCTCCTTTTGCGAGGGTCGTCTTTCACCTATCGGTTACTCCATGTGACCCCGCATCGCAAAATCCGGGCGCGAGCGCAGCCGCATTCCTTGCATTGTTATTGTTGGCGCTGCCATCAGTGTTCACATTGCAGAAATTGTTATTGTTGTTGTAATTAGCAGAGCGGAGCCACCACCACGCCGCCAAAGGCGGCGAAAACACCAAGGACACGTTTTCAGAAATACACCCAATAAAGATTTAGCTCTTTTTGATTTGCCCTAACGATTTCAGAGTCCCTTTGATCAACTCATCTTCGTTGTCAATCATTTCCCCAAGACTTGCAGCCATTCTGTCTAACTTTTCCGTTGCCTCCTTCGGAGATACTGAATTTCCCTTAGAAGTTGTAAAACATCCCTCGGGATTCTTCATTATCACGAGATAGCAATGCGTAAGTCTGACATCCAGTGCTTTTAAGGAAGCTCTTGCTTCCAGCAAATGCGCTTTGCGTAACTCAATTCTCTGAGCGTCTGATGGGAAAATACTGTTCGCTTTCTCAGCATGATCCACTACTTCTCCAGCCAACTTAGCCACAGGTTCGGCCAAAAGTCTGGAATACCGTGCAGACATCCTTGTGAGAAAATTCAGCGTTTCTACATAGATTTGGTTAGCAGTATTGACATACTCAGCCTTACTCGTAGTCCGCCTTGCTTTCAATACAGACATTCTTTTACCTCTCTGGTGAATGGTCTTTTGCCCTATTCATCTGACTTAGTTTGATTAGCAGTAATCGCTCCCTCCGCTTTTTCGACTTCTTCCAGATGTTTCAAAAGCACAAACTCTATGTAGTTTGTCATGGAGCGATGCTGTTTTGTCGCCAGCGCACCAATCTTATCAAACACCTCATCAGATAGACGCAGCGTGAAAACACGTTTGTTTGATGCCATACTCAACCTCCCACTTACCTGCACATAAATATTTTAGTGCTATTTTCAGCTTTTGTATGCAGTATTTAGACTGTTAAGTGATAGCATTTTATAGGGCATTTTTCTAAAAATCGCGTCGGCGGCGCAAAGTGCCGCCTCCGCTTTTGTTTTTTTTGTCTCCGTATCTGTTACCTTATCTGTCCTATCGGGGAACCCGCCCATTTTCATGGGCGGGATATGGATTGGGATACTCTGCGGAGGATTAGACAGCAAAGCCGGGCGCGAGCGCAGCCGCATCCCATGCAATGTAATTGTTGGCGCTGCCATCAGCGCCCACAGAGCAGAAAACGATATAGCTGGTGTAACTAGCAGAGCGGAGCCACCACCACGCCGTAGCGCTGGTAGCGCTGTGTCTATACATGACCCTGCTGTTACCGGAAGAGTAATAGGCGTACTGCTTCTGGTAGTTCTGCTCATACTGGTTAGCATAATAACGAGTGCCCTGTACCTCAAACTCAGCCAGCAGGAACAGATAGTCGGTGAATGCCTTGACATTCGCAGCCACATTGGAGCTGTTGCCAACGGCATCGGCGTATTTGGTAACGCCCTTCATAACCGCTCTCAGGTCAGCAGGAAGCGCAGCCATCAGCGTATTCGCAACAGGCTTTGTAGCACAAGTGGCACTTGCGTTATAACCAACTCTGGATGTAGTTACAGTAGAACCGTAGCCAGAAGGAGGCACATCGGTACTACCCAAAACATCGTAACGCAGGTCACAACCAGCCCAGCCACCATAGTTATAGTTGCCCCAATGGTTCATATTGAAATACTTTGCACCATTGGTATAATAGTTACTGTAGCCACTGTCAATCAGGCCAATCAACTTACTGCTGATCTTACCGATCTGGAAGTGAATCCTGTTGATGCCCTCGACAGAGCTGTTGTGGTCAAAGCCCAAAATAAAAACATCAACAGACAGATTGGAAAGAGAAAGCGTTCCAACTGTACCGTTGATGGTAATGGTCTTTGTTGCGCCGACTGACCAGTATGTGCTTGCCAAACCAGCTGCAGCGATCTTGCTGATATCTTCCCAAGAGCAGTCGTTCAATGCAGTTCCGACAGCAGGAAGGAACTCCGCAGACACCGCGACCGTCTTACTGCCAGGGGCAGTATGGTTTGTACCAGCGGCTACACTGATAGTGATTTTCGCCGTACCAGTCTTATCGTTCACGCTTTGGATAGTCACCACGTTCCCGCTGACAGAAACCGTAGCAACGCTGGCGTCACTGGTTTGTGCGGAAATTGCGCCGTCGCCGGCACGGGTAACGATGACTGTTTTGCTTTTTGCTGAACTATTCAGAACTACGCTCGTCGCGCTCAGACTCAAAGAGCCTGCCGCTTTACCGATAGTCCAGCTTACCGTCTTAGCAGATGTGCTACCGTCAGACCAGCAATAATCGTCTTTGGGAGTAAAGGTGGCGTTATAGCTTCCAGCGTTAATGCCGCTTGTAACTCCACCCAATGTCATTTTGGAGCTATCATAGTTGCTCCATGACGGGCTTTGAGAATTGCCCGAATATGTCAGGCTACCACTCTGACTGGGAACCGTAGAGATTGCAAGCCGATTAGGTACGCCAGTAACACGATTGGCAGTGCCCGTGTTTACTGCTCCGTCTGTAGAAGTCGGGAAGAACGACACATAATAGGTCACTCCGTTTTGCAGGCCGGTAACAGTCAACGGGCTACTGACATACTGATTGCGGGTCGTTACCGCCAACCGATACGCCGCATCTGCATCGTCGGGATCAGTAGCATAACCGCCCGCCTTAACTACCACAGTAGTCTTCGCCCAAGTCGCCAGCGTTACACCGTCGTTCACCACGGCAGCCGAAGGATCATTCCATTTCAGTGCCAGCTTGCCATTACCAGCGGCAACAGCACTCATGCTGGACACATCGCCAACTGCCACAGGAGCGGGCGTCTTGCTGAACTCGTCGTCCGCACTATCCGTATAGGAACTCTGCGTAGTGTAGGGAAAGAACTTGTAGTAGTAGGTTACACCGTCTGTCAGGCCAGAATCGCAAAAGTATTCGTTCTGATACGCATTGCGAGTCTTGCTATCCAAAACTACCGTACCATCACGACGGCTTACGGGGGCACTACCTGCCTTACGCACCAGCAGAGTGCCGCCCCATGCTGCCAGTGTGGAGCCGGCCACAACCAGATCGTCAGGGTCAGTCCACTTCACATAAACCTTGCCGGCAGCGGCCAAGGTCTGAATATCTGTCACAGCGGCCAGGGTCAGACCGCCTGTTCCGCCTCCACCACCAGAGGGGAAATTGCCAAGAATAGGCATATTGAATCCTCCTTTTCTTTTATCCCAGGAGAGTGATTACCACAGGGATATCAATATCGGGCATTTCACCGTCTGCTGAGATAATGAGCTTTCCATCAGACTGCCCGGTTACGCAGAGTTTGGCATCTCGTGCCATCTCACGTTGCTCAAAAGTTGCGCTATGAGCGACCGAGATATTACCGTTTTGCGCAGCACCAAGATCAGTGACGGCCAGTTCTTGCGTAAACGGAGCATCTACCCCTACCCATGAGCTGGCGATCAGCGTACATTCAATACTCACGCTCTTGCCGCCTTTCTCCGCCAAAATCTCATCGACCTTAATGAAGTTGGAGTTAGATGCACCGTTGATTGCTTCACGCCAGTCCTTAAATTTTGTCGAAGAATCGTCTTCCAGGATAAGCCCATAGTTCGTCGTTGTTTTGCTCACAGCTCATCCCTCCTTAACCGAACAGAATAACCGTGATCGGGATATCACACGTAGGTTTGTCTCCACCAATGGCGACAGTAAAGGAACCGTCCTGCTGCCCACAAACATAAAGGCTGGCGGTTTCTGCCGCCTCTCTTTCCTCCATGGACACACTCTGAGACAAGCCCACGATGCCGTTTTGATCTGCCGTCAGTCCAGAAATCTCAACATTTTGTTTATTGTCTGACCAAGACGCAACAGACAGCACCTTGTCAACCGACGTACTTCCACCACCGGAATATTTGACCCATGAGCTGTTGTTATATCTCCAAAGAGCGCCAGATCCCTTCACGAAGTAGAACTTCTCGAACGGTGAGGTCAGCGCAAGACGTTGTGACTCTGTGTCCAGAACGATGATATCCGTCAACTGAACACGTGTTCCGTCAGAATCGTAAAAGATGTCACCTGAATCAGTTACGATAAGGAATTGCTTGTCCTTGATCGGAACCGTAGATGTATTCCGCGCTTTACTGGCAACCGTCTGGTTTACGTTGAATAGGGACAATTTGTACACCTCCTTTAATTGAAAAAGGAGGGGCGGCAACTAAGCCGCTCCCTCCTCGGTCAGTTTACCGGATTCCCTGATCAGAACGTACCGACAGTCAGAGCTGCAACAACAGCGTCCAGGTTAGCCTTGTCGCCCTCGGCGATCTTGTCCAGCTCGGTCTTGTTGGCGTGCTCGTGAGCCTTTGCAGCCGCAGCATCCCACTTAGCCTTGTCGCCCTCAACGATCTTATCCAGTTCGGTCTTGTTGGCGTGGCTGTGCTTCTTGGCAACAGCGTCCTTCAGATCCTCGTTGGTCTGATCGTAGGTGTCGAGCAGAGCCTTGTTAGCGTGGGTGTGGGTATCCTTCTCCAGAGCAGCGATGCGGCCAATAGCAGCAGTCAGGTCAGCAGCCTTGGCATAGTCACCGATGTTCAGAGCGGCGATAGCGCCGTCAGTATACTCCTTGATGTAGGCAACCACGGTGTCGCTGACAGCTCCCTCGGGCAGAGTGCCAACCAGGTTCCGCAGGGCGGTGATAGCCTGATTCATCGCAGAGGCGTCATCGGGGTGAGACTGAATCCAAGCGGCGATCTCGGCCAGAGTATTCAGAGACTCCTTGGCGCTCTCGGGGATCAGCTGGGCAGCCAGCTCCTCATTGGCAATGGTACGGGCAGACTTACCGGCATCAGCACCAATCAGAGTGGTCAGCTTGCCATTGGCGGCGTCCAGATCGGTCTGTTCAGCCTTGCCGTTGATCTTGGCCTTCAGGGTAGCCTCCAGCTCGGTCTCGCTCACCTCGTCCTTCTTTGCCAGAGCGCCCAGACCATCAACAATGCCGGCAACCTCTGCGACCTTCGCATCGGTGTAGTCCTTCACAGCCTTGCTTGTAGGCACAGTGCTGTCATCAGCGTTCTCGCCGATAGCGGTAGCATAACCCTTGATCACAACAACCCAAGCGGAGCCATTGTAGACCTCGCCAACACCGGTATCGGTATTGACATAGATCACGCCCTCGGCAGGAGTGGCAGGCTTACCCTCAGCGCTGGTATAGAGACGGACGCCCTCACCGTACTTCTTGTCACCGAAATACAGCTCGCGGGTGTCGTCAGTCAGGTAGAAGCTACCAGCATCACGAACGGCAGGCAGGTTAGCCTTGTTACCATGGTACACGAGTTTGTAGTTTGCAGTCATAGCATTTCATCCTTTCTTCTCACGTATTGTGGATTGATATATTTGTAAAGAAAACATCTCTGCATCCAGATTGTTGCCCGTTTGCATGAAATTGATTTTCTTTGCAGCTTTTGCGACTGGCACGAAATCAGAATACTCCTACCATATCGCGTACTACTTCCTCAGTAGTAGCAATAGATCCTTCTGTAATATCAGCAGCAGTACCGCCAACGGGGACGCCATAGGTTTTAATCTGACCAGCACTGATCCATGTCAGTTTGCTTTCCACGCCATTGTTCATTACATAGAACAGGTCATCAGCCAATGTTTCACGCTCAATATCATCGGGTGTAAGTTTCCACGTACCTTCGATATTGTAAACACCGGTCTCCAAAGCACTGATTACAGTTCCGGTTCCTGCAATGTTTGTTACAGGGCGGTTTTTCAACTGGTCATAGTCAGAAACACCGCCAGAAGAACCGCCGCCTCCGCCCTGATTAGTCAAGGCAGAAATCCAGCTCAAATCAGCCATAATTGTGCCTCCTCTCAGAACATATAGTAAATATTGACATTAACCGCCTCAGAAAATTCCAGAGACGTAATGTTAATCTGATCCATGCCCAGCTCAAAAATACCAGTGATCAGTGGGATCTCCTTCCCGTTGATTTTCACTTTCGTTCCTTCTGGGCAAATCATACTGAGCTTCCGCAGCGACATTTGACCGAAGTTCAAAATGCTATTGGGATTATCCGCACGCTCATTCTGTTTGAAGATATCCAGCATATTGACATTCGGCGTCACAGTCCCGCTAAAACAACCCAAATGTGCCTGTGACATTTTTCTTACTCCTTTCCTAAGCAAGTACAACAAAGTCCAACTCTTCCAGAGTCATATCGTCGATCTCTGCCAAGGTTTTATCGTCCAGATCTGACAACAGGCGGTAGCGCTTCATGCCCGCATTCAGTGTCATTAGGATCTCTGCATCATTTGACACAGCAAACAAGCTGATCGTCTCGACAACCAGTTCGTAGAACATTTCGATAGCATTACCAATTTGCAGTTTCTTTTCTGCAATGGTTTCTGCTTCGGAAGTCTCAATACCGATTGCATTGCTACCGTCCCCCAGAGAATAGTGGAACTCTGTTTCTCCAATGCTTGCCGCAATCGCAAATGCGGCCTCCATTCCTGTTGTATAGCGATAAAGCAGCTCCGGGCTTGTCTGGTCAATACCGATCGCACTACTGCCTGACTCAAAATCGTGTTTCCGAAATGCAAGATCATTTGCACCAAAAACAGTCTGATTTTGAATAGTGTCAAAGACTTGCTTTTGTTCCGCAAGACTTTTTGCTACAATCGCCATTGCACTCTGCGCATCGCCAAGGGAACTCTTAGCATAAGCAATCGGCTGGCTAACTTTGATACCGATTTGACTTTCCAAGGCAAAGAAACTCTGGGCAAACAGCGTGAAAGCTGGGATATCCAGCCTCATCGCTGCCTGCTCCAGTTCGTTTCGATACTTGATAGTAAGTGCGGCGCTCGCTTCCAGACAAACTTGATCACCGATTTTCTCACTGACCGTAGCCAGCATCTCGTCGATCTCCGACAACAGAGCAGATTGGTTTGCCACTGCAATTTTCTTTTGCAGACTGAAATATGACAGCATCGCCCGCAAAACTACTCTGTTTACAGCTGATACGCCATCACGAAATGGGAGGGAGTAAACGATGATTGAACCTTCAGTCAAACGCTGTTTCAGGAAAATATCGTACTCCTTCATCTCCTATCGCTCCTTATGCCGTCGGGTTCACCACAGACAGGTTCAGAGAACCCAGCTTGATGGTCATGATGGTTGCAGCCTCAACACGACGACTTGCAGACAGCTCGCCGTACATCAGCAGGTTGCCACCAGTCAGAGCATCGTAAACAACAAAGTGGGTCATAGTGCCCCACTCGGAAGTGCTCTCCGCAAAATCAATCGCAGCATTGTTGGTCACGACGCCATTAACAGGGGCGCTCAAAGAAGTCAGCTCTACACGAGCATAGCCGGTGCCATCACCAGGCTCAACAACGCCACTGCCATCCAGAGCAGGCGCGGCGCTACTCAGACCCAGATAATACTTCTCAGGCACAGCCGGGGTTTTCTTGGAGCCAAACACATTGCCTGACACCAAATTCAGAAAATAGGTCGTATTCATCGTCCTCATCCTTTCTCAATGATTTTCTTTGTTGCTTAATGAGGGAAACTTTTGTTGATATTGTTCGCAATGCGAATAATACCCTGATCCGGAATCTCAATTTCCCCTGAGATATCCTGAATAGTAATCTGATAGATAAACTTACCGACCAGATCTACCGTTTCCTCTGGCAGCAACACCACACGCAGAACATTTGTTACAGTTCCGTCGCCGTCCTCACTCTTACTAACCTCCATCGGTTTGGCAATAAGCGGTGATCCGTTTTTGTTGACAAAATTGATCAACGCAAAACTGGCCGTACAGGAGGATAGATCAAACGGCTTTTTGTTTTGTGAAAAGAACGTGTGGAACACAAGTTCCTGCGTTGATCCTCCCACAAAGTCGATGGTAGGAAGTGAGTAAGGGCTGTAATCACAATTCATACCTATCACCGCCCTTTCAAATATTATTTTTCAGCGGATTTTGAAGTAGCTTCAACAATTTCCGCATTGTTCAAAACGTCGGCAACCTCTTCGAGAATGGCGATACTACCACTCAGATTTGCCAAATTCGCCTTGCCTTTTACATAGACATTGTTCAGCGCATTCAGCACGAATCCCAGTTGCTGCATAACTTGATCCTTCATATAGTCCTCCTTACAAAGACTTGATTTTTTCTTCCAGTTCGGAGATGCGACGGTAAAGCGTTTGAATCATGTAGGTATTCAAAGAGATAAACTCCCCATACCGCAGACGATAGAAAACGTCATCAATACCGTCTTTGGGATTGACTTCTTGGACAGGAGTAATTGTCAGGCCGGCAAAGTCATTCGTCGTCAAACCACTTTCCAACAATGCACGCTCAACGTCCTGCGCGATAAATCCAGTATGAAGTCTCTTAGACTTTCCAGCTTTTAGCTGATACTGAGTAGGTTTCAGCTTCATAAAGAAATTCTCGTACTTGTCCATTCTGTACTCGATCGCTTGCTTCAATCTCCTATCAGATCCGACCGAGATCTCTTCATCAGCAAACAAACCATTGTTTGTAATGGTAAAACCATGATCCGGTGCCTGCATACGCACACCTTTGTTGGTCGCAATAAAGTAGTATTCATCATCACTTCCGTACATTTTAGCGCCGTAAGTAAAACTCACGCCGTCACTACCCCTCGCGCAACAGAATCCACCATACTCACTGCCAAGAGTGATCAAATCGGCGTCAATCTGACCTGCACGAATATAGTTTGCATTGATATACAGCTTGCGCGTCGAAGAATCACTAAAAACGCCAAACTTTGTACCGCCATTTGTCAAAACATTAAAAACGTTTCGCTCATTGACGGTCGCATCGCTTCCGTCCATACCATCCTGGCCGTCTTTACCATTCTGGCCGTCTTCACCGCGAATCTTAATCGCCGAAGTCCAGGTCACTCCGCCATCGTAGGTATAAGAAGCATAGAGATCTCCGTCATTGATAGACTTGTGCCAACTGGTACTTCCCCTGGACGGATACGAGTTGTATGACCCGGTAGGAGGTGAGGCGGCAATACTGCAATACAACACCAAGCACGGGCTGTTGCCGCTGCCCCAAGTAATGCTGCCGTCCGCCATATTGATGCTGCCCTTCATAGTGACATTGCCGGACGGATCGACATAGAACGCGCCGTTGTTTACATCAATACCGCAGCCTTTCAGCCATCCACCAGATTGTGGATCGGCGGTCAGATTTCCGCTCAGTCTTGAGGCAGAGAGCGTACCGCTAAACTCGCCATCTCTTGCGTGCAGTGTGCCGTCTCGCTTTACCCAGAATTTTGCATTCTCAGGTTTTGTAGCACCCGCCCAAATCGCATACAGCGAATTGGTATCCTTGGAAGAGTTGAGGGCAACAAAAGTAGAGTTTGATCCACAATGAAGCTCATTCTCGGCCAGTTCCCACCCTCCAATCGAACCGGAGTCGGCCTTGATTCTTCCTCTGAAATAAGCGCTGCCGTCTCGAAGATCCAGATAGAAGTTTGCGTTCTCAGGCATACCGTCCGCATCGAACTTGATATCGCCCCAATCGTCAATAAACTCCGGGGTCACGGTTGTACCGTTAGTATTGAACAGGAGCTTATTGCCGGCCACGATACCATACTTCGGATCGAAGATCATCAGGCCACCGTCGTCATGCTGCATAATGTACGAGGCGTTATACAACCACGCTCCGGTGGCGTCCACCTTGAATTGCATTACGCCGTTATCGTTGGCGTTCTCCAAGACGAGATTGTTACCAATAATGAGACTACCCGCAAGCAGTTCTGTATTGATACCCCATGTCTCTCCAATCAGGATATCGTTACCCCTATCATCTTTGAGACCTGTTTTCGCATCGGAGTAAAACCGACCGATACCCAGTTTAGCAGTCTTCCAACCATCGTCAGTCATGGCAATCATGTTGTCCACGATACGCAGTTGATACTTACTGTCACCGCCCACTTGGATACCCGCACCATTGATCACAACACTCTGATTACTTGCGCCAATAATGGTGTTTACTGCCGCATTCAAGGCGTTCTCCATAAACTGTGAAACCTGAGTAGTCTTATTCGCAGTTCTGTTGTAGAGGTATTTGCTGGTATCAAAACTGCGGCTGGACGCACTGACCTTATTGACCTCACTCAGCCAATTCGCAACTACGTCACGTTTTTGGAAACGGTTAGAAAAGGTCAATGTCAACTTCTCGGGGTTCTCAAAGTCCAGAGTTACCCCGATCAGCTTCGGCTCGATCACACCACCATCACCGACGTTCAGATAAATGCTCTTGCCGAACTCCAATTTATTCTTAAACGGCTCAAATTCTTTCTGGAACAAGAAATTAGCCGTATCAATGGAAAACTCGTAAACAGGCCATGCCCATTCATCCAAAAGCTCTTCGCCAAATGCGTACAGCTCTTGCGCCACAGAATATTTTTGATACTCGTTCACATTTACTGTGAAAAACAGCTTGGATGTGCCCGCCTCAAAAGAAATCTGGGTGCCTTTGTTCTCCGTTACCCCATCCTGAGAAACAGGAGAAATATCACTGCTGAACTGAGAAAGTATGCCGGATGCAGTAACAAGTCCGCTCGGGAAGCTATGCTCATCAAACGTCGTAGATCCCATGTACACCGTCAGTACATATTCGTTTGTACTTGGGTTAACCTCCAAAGTACCACGCACAATGTCTGCCGTCAGCTTTGCGCTGGCAATTTTCAAAACGCCGCCCGCAATAGCATACATACTTTTACCGTTAAGACTTGCCTGTGCAATATCAGCCCCGGTCAATGTAACCTCCCCCTGCAATGTGGAGATGGCACCAGAAGCCGATGTATCTACATCGGTCGCAACGAAAGTTTCTTCTGCCGCTTCGCCCTCAATCAAATAGTGGTTGAGGATTTTTTGTTCGGCTTTTGTGAAATACTTGGAAATAGACAGCTGCTCTACAACACCCTGAATATCAGCGGTATACCGATCAATCTCTGCCTGCAAATTCGCAATCACTGTTTCTTGCGCCTCAATCTCAGAGTTCTTTGCAGAGATTTTCTCATTGATCTCTGTCAGCTGTTGCTGTTGACTTGTCTTTCCAGCGGCAGTGGATTCCAGAGCCATTGTCTGGATAATTACGCTTTGTTGCGTAGTCAGGACTTCCAAATCGCCTTTCAGCGAAGCGAGTGTCACTTCCTCCGCCAGCCTTTGGGCGGTTCTGGATGCCCGTGCTGCTACCAGATTGGTGTAGTGAGTTTGGTTGCTTTTAATTGCAGCATTCCAGCTCTTGACACGCTCGGCCAAAGTAACTGTGCTGCCCTCGGCGATCACATCAAAATCGCCGTTGGAAATGAAGTATGACAGGTTCACCATGTAGTCTGTGCCGATCGGGTTTACATCCCGAATACTCAGGTCGTCCGATCCGTACAGATGGAGCTTTGTCACCATATCATCGGTAAGCTCTTCCAGATCAACCGCGTCCACCAAATTCTGATAACTCAGATAGATAGGTACGGTTCCACGGCTTTTGCCCGCGTCGTAAGCACTAATTGTCCTGGCGTACACGTCAAACACAATCGTGCAGTTATACTTCTCCATAGCACTGCCATAGCAAAAACTCAAGGCGTCGCTATCGTACTCGTCAAAGGTGCGATAACATCCAATCAGCTTGGGGTCAACATACCCAATATTCCATGTCGTATCCAATTCCAGAATACGGCCCAGAATAGTATCCTCCGGCTGAACAGGATTCCAGAAGTTATACGTTCCTTCTTCCAAATAGAGTTTCTTTTTCTCAAAAAGCTGCTCAATAGAGTATCCGGTAATATGCTTTACCTCAGATATACCGTCACCTGATGTAGCCGGCCTCTGAAGAATGTAGATACCAAGCCGCTCGGTAAACAGCATTTTGTAGCTGGTCAGCAAATGATAAACCGGATTGATTTTCCCATCGGAATGCCGAGGAACATCGAACTCAACGCGGCTTACATCCGCATAGTTCAATTCAAAATTAAGGTTGCTGACCCAAGGGATAACCCCAAGCTCTTTGCCGGCCAGAGTCTGCAACCGCAAAGCGGGCTGCTTAATCTGGCTGGCTTCCAATTTAGAATAATCCAGATACACCGCTGGCCTCCTTTCTTATGCTCCGACGTTATAAAGGTATCGACCGCTGATCGTTACGCTCCCAGTTCCAGTGAATACCAATTCATTGTCTCCGGGTTCCAACTCCAAAAACACAAAATTGAAGTGTTCATAAAGATCGTAGCCAGAAACTTCCTCGGTAACTACCTGGTTCTCATTGTCAACGCGGATAGACAAACTGCTTCCCGGCAAATTATCAAACCGCATTTCTGCTCCGGTCGTCTTGTTCTTTACTGCAAAACTGGTACAGCCGGCAGCAAGAGTGACCAACATTTCTGGGCGCAACTTTTCCATGCAGGTACTGTCGTTGTAAAACCGCACCGCTGTTCCCCCGCTGATTTGATAGGTCTTCGCAAATGGATAACTATATCCATATGGGCAGTCGCAGATGATTTTAGCTTCAAACGCCATAGGCACCCAGCTGAGATGAATAGGCGTCAGTTCCTGAACGAGACACCGGAATTGAATATGCTCCATATCCGGCTGATCAATACTGAGCCATTGGTACTCCTGATACCCTGTCAGCCATTTTGAAACCGCCTGCATTTCATAGCGATCCAACTTATGATCTGCTCCGAAAATCAACGTAAAGCTCAACGGAGTATCGTTATATCGCACACCATAGTGGATCGGCGCAACACGATTTGCCAGCCGCGTCTCCACCAGATTTGCTTTATTGCCAAAACTATTGGCACTATGTTTATTGCTGGACATATCCGCAATGTACATACCAAACATGGAAGCGGGCATACCAGCATAGGTAAATTCATAGCTTTTGAACATTGTCTTCCCTTCCTTGCTATATGAAAGGGACGCCCGAAATTGGGCGTCCCAATCTTATCTCCCGATTCCAATGAGCCGTCCAATCTGATTGACCATATCGCGTGTAACCTTGATATGCTTATCAACCGTAGACTGGTCGGCACCATGAATGATCGTATCGCCAATCTGCACTTCAATGGGTCTGCTGTTGTTGGTGATATTATTTACCGTCTTACTGCCGCCTACCTGCTTCATCACATCAGACAAAGTAGACTTGCCAGCATAATCCGGCAGATCACTCATTGCGTCAGAGAGCATATTGATACGATCCATCTGTGTGGTCAGATTGTCCACCATCTGTTCGCTCAATACCCACTCCTTGGTTTTCAGCAGAGAGAGTTGTTCGTTGGACTTGATATCTCCTCCGCCGACAATGCCACCCTCATGATAGGTGTACTTTCTGTACTTATCGTACAGCAGTTGCCCACCCACGCGATCTACGTACCAAACACCATCACTGCCGCGCACCGCAGTAATGCCATACTGTGCCAGCTGTGCGCCAAGCTCAAGATTGCGCCGGTTCAGATAGAGCTTGCCGGCAGCATCTTCATAAGCGTGCTGCTTGCTGTTTGCATACATTTCTTTGATGATCGCATGGATCATATCTTCGCCGCTGGAGCTATTGTCGTAGGTAGCATTCCCAACTTGGAAATTTGTTCCGCTGGACTGCGTGGCCTTGATGTCTCCTCCGATACTTCCCAGAGCAGACACGTAACTTCCATACCGTTGTGCAGCAGCCAAGCAGTTATCCCAAGCATTCGCAATATCACTGTTCAGCACATCACCATACTGCGTGTTCCAACTGATCAGCTCGCTATACAGCGTATCCCAGTGAGACTCGATATAAGAGATTGCCATATCATAGAGCTTCTGATGAGAAGAGATACTGTCTTCCAGAATCCCAATTTCCTTATCCTTCTCGTCATGATAGGACTCTTCCATCTTATCCAGAGCGTCCTCCTGAGCCTCCAGTGTTCTGTCCGCCTGTTCGTCGGCCAAATCAGACTGAAGCTCACTCAGTTCTTTGAGCAACGCAGCTTTTTCAGCCTGAGCTTCGCGGCTATCATCCAGAGAAAGCATATCAATACGAGCTTGCAGCTTCGCAATCTCACGCATTTTAGATGCCATGGTCTTCTGGTGATCTGCCTCGTCTTTGCTGGCCTCCAATGACTGCTTCTTCAGGTCGATAATTTCAGAGTACGCATCCTTCATGTCCTCCAATCCGTCGATCTGATCTTGGATACGCTGTTTCAGCATATCCATTACATAATCGAGGATGTCGTTCAATCCGTTCTGCATCTCCTCTAACTCGTCCGTCACGCCACCCACGGTTTTACCAATGCTCTGTACGGCGCTGTCCGCCATAGCCCGAATTGCATTGATATTCCGCAACGCCGCTTGGTACTGATCTTCGTCCAGTCCAGCCAAAGCCAGATTTGCATAGACCAATCCCCAAGTTGCGTTAGTAGCCTGTTCGGTTGCATACAGCAAATTATTCAGAGTTGCGATATCGCCCTCAGACTTTGCCATACGAAGCGCTTCTACATAGGCCAAAGAACTCTCAATCGCCATCTGCTGCGTCCGTGCGGCAATAACCGCTTGGATGCGCTCTTCGTTGATGACAAGCTGCCCATTCTCATCAATCAGGTACGCTACGTACTTCTGCCCAAGCCCGATAATACTCTGCAAAGTATCTACGGTAATGAACCCGCTCTGGGCATACTCGTCCGCCGCGTCATGGAGTGTGTCATAAACATTTTGGATAGTATTAACCGCGTCGGAAGCCTCTTCAACGATACCATCCAGAAGCTCCATAATCTGCTTACGGGCTTCCTTGATATCCTGTCCAAGTTCTTTCCAACTTTCCGAACCGTCACGATTTTCCTCGTTCAAGTCCGTCAGAGAATTGATAAGATCCTCAGTTTCCTTCCTCAAACCATTTGTGGCCTCCTGCAGAGTGTCGTATCCACCCTTACTATCGGCCACCAGCTCATTCAGGTGCTCCATGTTTGCGATCCAAAGTTCATTGGTATCGGCGTTATACTGTACCTCGAACCCCAGATCTCGCAGCGCCTTAGCGCCGGAAGAGATCGTGCTTTCCCTTTGGTCATTCAGATTTTGCAGCGCCTCTTGCTCACGCTGATAGGCACCGATCAGCTGACGCTCCAAAAGGATTTTCTCTCTCAAATCGTCAGAGTTATCAATTTTGGTTTCAAGCTCCGCTCTGGCCTCTTGTGTCTTGCGCAGCCGTTCAACCGCCTCTCGATAGTCGTCAATGGTAGCGACATACTCTTCGACATCTTTCTTAGAGCTGCTACCCGACTTCGTATCGCTCTTGAAACTCTTCAAAGGCGCATTTTTCAACGCCTGCAAAGCCGCAATTTGTCCATCAATCTGGCTGATCGCGTCTTGGTACTTGGAAACATCCAGTTCAATCTGGGAAATAAAGTCCTCCAGATTGCTTTCCTTAGCGGTGTAGGAATATTCTGTCCCCTTAAAGCTACCGCTTGTCAGGTTGAGCTTAATGCCACTACCGCCAGTACCACCACCAGACCCACCTTGTACGTCAGCCGATCCAGCTACTGTACCGCTTGCAACACCAGCAATAGCCTTAGCTGTCTGGTGTGCCTGCTTTGCGACAGAAGCAAGATCCGTCTTTACGCTGGTCAGGTTGTTGTACATCGTCTGCGCCAGATCATAGGCAGCTTGATTAAAGTTGCCATTTACATCCGTGCAGACCTCAGCCGCTACCCGGTTGAACTCTTCCGCATTTTGAGCCATAGCAGCCGCCGCCAGCTTAAACGCAGTCGCCTCATCAACGCCAGCATCAATCAGAGCCTGAGCAACAGCGTTACCGGCATTGATCCGATACTCCGCCAGCTCTTTTGAGATATCTCCCTCACCCTCAGCAACCGCTTTGGCAAGGTCAAGCTGCGTCTGAGCTGCTTCCATCTTGGCCTGCAAGACTGCCTTTTCAGCTTCCAGCTGGGCGATTTGCCCATCAATCTGAGCATCCAATTCAGCCTTTTTGCCTTGAATGAAAGAGTTTACTACGCCCTCGTTAAGGATAATCTGACCATCAGCCGCTACTTGGGCATTGTTCATGATCTCAGGATAGACCTTGGCGAACTCCAAAGCCTTATCCAATGACATGGTAAACCCGTTGGCTACCTCAGCCTGCAAATCTGCAAGCGTCTGGAAAGAATCAGAGATAGTATCAATGGTAGTTGCAACATTCGAGAAGTTTTGCAAGGCAGAAGTATATGCGTCCAGATCACCGGTGATTGAACCGTACAAACTGCTGTAGATCGCCAACTTGCCCTGGTTTTCAGCAATCGCCTCGTTGTTTTTCTTGATTTCCTCTGTGGCGTTGCCGATCATGCCCGACCACAGACCACCATCATTGCCAAGGTTACGCTGCTCCTCGTAATACTTAATGCTCTCTTGCAGGGTGGCGTTACGCTCTTGAAGCGAGTCGATCTCCTTTTGGATCTCGTCCATCTCGCCCTGCATTTTAGCATTAGCGTTTTCTTTCCATGCCGCTGTGTTGAGCTTTACGACGCCGTTCTCCTCGTAGAGGTAGTCCAGATATTTTTCCTCAGCACCGGCAAGAGACTCAATAGTTTCAGCAGACAATCCGCCGCCACCGGCCATATCACTTTCGGCAGACGCCAAAGCATCATACGAAGACTGCAACCCCGAAATAACATCGGTCAGTTTTTCCAGCTGTGCGATATATACAGAAGTGCCACCGTTGTTTGTGGCCTGTTGCATTGCTCCGCTGAACTCTGGGAAGGTATCGTTGGCAAGCTCCAAAAGGATCTTCTTATATGCCTCAGAATACTCCGTGCTATCCTTGATCCCCTGGATATATCCGTCGAAAGTATCCTGAGTATTGATATCAGTAGTTTTCAGCGTCTCTCCAAGGTCAATGACCGCCTCATTTTTGAGGAAGTTCTCTTGAGCGGAGTTATAATCGTCTACGAGTCCCTGATAAAACTCAACCTGCTGCTGGACGTTGTTGAGGACATTTTGGGATGAGTCCCCAAGCCAGCTATCAGCCATGCTTTGCCAGCTATCGTCACTCAAAAGTACGTGCTGGAGTTCTTTGTACATTGCCAGGACTTCTTCTGCGTTCTTTCCTGCCAGTGCATAGCTAATACTGATTTGCCCGTTGACATTTTCCCACGCATCATTAACATAACCGATCTTTCGCAAAATCTGGTCAATGCCACCTGCGTCAGTAACAACGCCAAGGAAATTCGTTCCAGAACCTTCAGCGTTGATACCTTGGTTATATCGTGACATTGCGTCACGGTACTTGGTATCCAAAGTATCTCTGGCGTCATACGCTGCTTGCAGTTTAATGTTGTCGAGCTTCTTGATCTCGTCATCCAGCTTGCCATTAACCAGATCAAGATTATCAGCCTGCGCCCCAACCAGATCCGTAATATCTTTCTGGATACGCTTCGCCGTCTCTCTGGCAGAAGAGTCAAAGTCGCCGGCAATCGCCAGCTCTTTATACTCTGCAATCAGATCGGCAAGCGAATTGCGCTGATCGTTAGCGGCCTCCGCAGCCTCAGTCATAGACTGACGAGCTTCTTCTGCCCGTTGCTTTACGCTTTGCCATACCTGAGCCAAAGCCATGACAGCAGTAACTGCCAGGGTAATCCATGTCATGGGGTTAGTCGCCATCGCCGCAAATGCGGCCTTGGCGTTGGCACCAACAACCTTCCAAGAAAATGCCTGCTTCTCATTCGCTGCGGTCTGTTGCAGAGCAGCAACGATTGCTTCCTTCTGAGCAGCCGTCAGTTTCTTGGAGTTTAGGATCTCGGTCATCATTGCGGCGGTAATCTGCTCGGTCGTCCGCTTCTCGGTAGCTTTCGCCATATTCTTGGCAAGCGTAGCAGCAGTCGTTTTATCCGTAGCAGCCTTTTCCGCCAACTCTTGGATCGTATATCTCTGTGCAGAAGCAATCAGACTGGTCATTGTCATGACCTGCTTCTTCTGCTCCGCAGTCAGTCCAAGTGCGCTCATTGCTGCCGCACGCTGAGACTTATCAAGTCCCATCAGCTTAGTAGCATAATACTGTACACTTGTGGCGCTACCGTCCATAACCACGCCAGACGCTCTGATAGCCTCTGTCACCGGAAGGACAGTGCTCTGGAGCATATTCATTTCGGCACGGAATTTATAAATCAACGCAATCGCACCAACAAGACCGATTGTACCAAACAATCCCAGCTTCTCCGTCAGCTGGTCAATCCCGTTGGAAACAAGGTTCAAAGCATCAACAACGAGCTTCATATCGTCGGTCTGGAACAGGTTCTGAGCCACACCAACCCATGTTTCTTTCAGTGCATTCAGCTTATAATCCAACGATTGCGTAATCTTGTCCATCTCGCGTCCCGCGCTGCCGGCGCTCTCTTCCATCTTTACGATGGCACTACGCGCCTGATCAAAGTTGGACAAAATCGCGGCACCAATCTGAGCCTGCCGTTTACCGAACAGAGCCTCCAAAAGGTTAGCTCTATTCTTATCGGTCAGCTCATCCCAGATATCCGCAATATCGGACAGAATGTCATAGGTAGAACGATAAGTCTCGGGATCGTCCGCCTCAAACAAACTGATACCCCGGTTATTATTGCTTGCGACCTTAGTGAGATCGGCAATCGTACCGGTCAATTCGGACACGTCTGCGGAGTATTCCTCCGTCTCCTCATCATAGCCACGGATACGCATTGACAAGGTTTTCAGACCGTTACCAACCGTCGCCGCGTCTCTTGTGATTTCGATAGCAGCGGTCGCCAGAGCTACCGTTTCCTCAAATGTATTGTTTGCAGCAGCCATAGCAGCAGAGCTACGGGTCATAGCCTCCACAATATCACCGTTGGACACGGCGAACTTATTACCCACTTCGTTGACCTTGGAGATAATACCATCCAAAGAGTCTTCAACATCGAGGTCGTAAGCCTTGATGATACTTACCAAGCCGTCTGTCGCCTGGGTAATATCCATGTCGGGAGAAATAGCTTCAAAGATAGCAGAGTTTTCTGCCAGCTTTGCGGCATCTTGCATAGCATAGCCCAGTCGTGCCCATTCCGCCGTCTGAGAAATAACTTCCTCAGTGGTTACACCCAGCGCTTTGGCTGTGCCATTGGCACTATGATAGAAACGGTCATACTCCTCTCTGGTCGCGGTCGTGACTTTTTGCAGGTCAATCATGGCCGTATCCAGATCAACGATCGTAGTAAGTGCAGATCTCAGCAGCCGGAACGCACGGAAGAGAAGCGTAGTAGCAGATACCCACTGGAGTACCTTACCTACGTTGTTCTTCAAAATGTCGCCCAAAGACTGCATATTCTTTCCAGCAGCTTTGACCTCAGATTTGAACGTGCTAAATTGCGCCGTCCATTTTCTCAAATCCATCTGATTGTCAACGCGCTTGAGGTTTTCACTCAGCTGTTGGAATTGCGCATTAAGACCGGGATCTTGCTTCAATGCACTCCACGTTCTTCCAACTGTTTCCAAATCCGCCTTTGCTTTCTCCAAGTTTTGAGTAAACTTGAAGTCGTTGACATCACCACGCTGGACGCGGAGAAGTTCAGACATTTCCTTACTGCAAGCACCAATCAGAGATTGCAGCCGCTCATATGTCGCAACCTTCTCCCTATCCCCCATATCAGCGCCATACTGTGCCGCTGTCTCCCGGAGCAGTCTCATATTCTGCACGAGATTTTCTGTGGGGGCCACCACCTGGCTAAACTTCGTTTGCAAATCAGCAATGGTAGACGGGATACTCTGCATTGCGACATCGTAATCTCGCGCTTTGTCAGCCAGCTCCATCTGGGTATAAACCAGTTGGGTACCATTCAAAAGACGGCTCTGTTCAAGAGCCGTCGCCTGCTTCGCATATTGAATAATATCAGCATAGGGAACCAGCTGTGCCTCCAGAGCCGCCCGCTGATTATTCAGCACAGACAGTTGACCTTGCAAAGCCAGCAACTTGTTTTTGTCGTCACTGGTATTCAGCTTTGTCATAGAAGACTGAACAGAGGTAATCTGCTTGTCCAGAGAGATCAACTGAGTATAGATCTTGTTCGCACCACGCAGCCGCTCCTGGAAGACAGCCACATCATTGTTCAGCTGGTCAAAACTGTTGAGGAAAGCTACCAACTGATCTTTGGTGCCGACGCCTTGCAAAGTTTTCTTCAATCCGTCGATCTTACTCTTGAACGTGTCGGTCAGTGTTCCGGCAGATTCCAGTCGTTTCTCCAAGGCTTCCAGCCCGGAAAGCTGATCGGCCTTGATAGAACCGATGTCCTTTGTTCTCAGCTTAGTTGCTACATACTCGGCGTTCTGGTACTCTTTGACCAAACGCTGCAAGCCGGAAATCTGAGCTTCCAGATTAGAGCGTTGAACATTATCCAGCCGCCCTTCGGCGGCAATCATGGTCTCAATCCGGGCATTGACTGCGGCGTAAGTATCATTCAGCGCTGTCAAATGAGCGCTATCCGTAATCGGCTTTACAGAAGTTTGACCGACATAAGCGGCTTGAATATCAGCCAAAAGAGCCTTTTGGCGATTCAAGTATGAAACCCTTGATTCATTGTCCTTCTTGGCCTGAGCCGCTACCTGCTCCTGCTCTCTGCGCTGACGCTCCAGATTTGCAGTCACATTGGTCAAATGGGTATTGATTTCGCCAGTCTCCGCATTATAGGTTTGCAGATATGTGACGGTTCTCTGCATCTGATCCGTACCCTGAATGGTCAGATTCAGCATACGTTCCTCTTCGCCGTTCACCGCTTCCCAGCGGCCAGTGATTCGGTCAATCTGGATACCCATTTGATCCAGTTGATCAGTCATGGCACGAGAGATGTCGGGGCTGACCTTCAAATTATTAAGCTCAGTCTTAATCTTGTTGACAGAGCTTTGATCCAAGCTCAAAGAAACACCAACGCTTTGGGATTTTGTTGCTCTGGCGATTTGCTGAGTAATCCGCTGAGTTTGAGACTGAATACCAGCTTCGTCCAGAGTTACACCAACCTTGATGCTGCTTTTGGAATTGATCAGCTTTGCAATGTTGGGAAGTTGCGCAGAAATACGTTGTGCGGAAGCCTCTTCATCAGCCTCCAGCTCACTGGTCAATACAATTTTCAGATCTTCGTCCACATCTCTCACCACCTTTTTCTGTTAAATTTCATTTCACATTGATCCCCTGTCGTCTCAGTCCAGCTTTCAAAGCATTTACATGAGCGCGGCTTTCTTTCAGGTGCTCAATGGTTTTTGCAGTAAAAGGACGAGGCTCCATATAGCGCCTACGGCTGGGAAAATCATAGTGATAGAATTTATAACCGTCTCCAAATTCCACCAGCTCGGGTAGATTTTTACCAGTCGTTACCTGATCGTCGTTCATACAGCCACCTGGATTCGGTTCAGTCATATTGACCACGACCATCACGCCGCCCTTTGCTGCTCTGCCTCGGATTTCAATGTTGTAGGGATCTCCCAATCCGCCGTATTCTCCACGGCGACGGTACATCCGAGGGGTATAGACCTTGTACACCTCAGAGTAGATGGTGGCAGCTTCTTCATCCTGGACTTCCTCAAAGACTTCTTTTGTCATTGCGTCGTCGATTTTTGCCATAAGCTGCTTGTTTGCCTTTTCAAGCGCTTCCCGAACGTTCATGCCGCCACCTCCCACTCAATAATTTTCTTTGTTGCTTATGCCTTTCTTGAGTTCAGCAGACCTTGCAGGATTCCACCTTCACCCAGTCCTTTGGTACCTTCGGAAAGGATACCGGCATACTGCATGAGCGACTCCGTGTCGATATCCTTCACCTTATCGGCCAATCCCTCCAACAGATCGCGGAGAGCTGTATCCGTACCATGATCGGCAAGAATACTGCTCTTTTTCCAGTCGATAGCCTGCCCACACAGGGGAACCATCTCATTCAGCATATCCTGATATCCGGCGTTCTGAACGTGATCCAAGTCCATAGCCAGATACAGCTCATTCATGGCATCCACATCCAAAGCGGAAGCACCCGCTTCATCTGTCTCGTTTTTGAGCGTCATGGCCGGGATATTGGTACACATCTGGAGAATGGTAGCTCGCAGCATAGGCGAGACATACTCAGGGCGGAACTTGCCCGTCGCATCGAAACATCCAGAAACCACACGATTCAGAAAGGTGCTCTTCTCTGCGATAGTCAGAGCTGTATGGAATGACACCTCAAAAGAGCTGTCCCCCACAGTAAACGCCTGGGTGTAAGCATCTTCCTTCTTGTTCTCTTTCAGAAAGGCTTTCACCGTATTTACAGCGATTTTCTTCATTTTATTGATCCTCCACAAGATTCATTGCCGCACGGAACGTCAGTTCGTCAGCGTGTTGACTGATCCAGCCGCGATGATTTTCTACCAGTCGGCATACCGCCGTCCGATCATCACCTGCAAACCAGTTCAGATAGGGGACAAAACCGGAGCGCTCCGGGTGGTCGAACAAATCATTCTGCCCCTCATGACCGATTACGATGATTTTGCAACTGTCATGTAAACGAGTCAGAACCTTCTTCAACTCGTCAAAGTAATAGTTCTGCGCCTCGTCGATGATTACCACTTTGTTCTCAAAGTTGGTACCACGCAGAAACGTGTGCGTAGCGCACTGGATATATGCGGTTTGATACTTCTCGTTGACTGCACCATCGTAAAATGCAGTATTGCGATTTACACCGATTTTTTCCAATGCTTCATAAAATGGCTCAAAATACGGCTCGGATTTTTCCTCGATCGTGCCCTTCAAATATCCCTGCTTCTGCTCCTGAGTAGGAGAGGCAATATAGACGATGCCATTACACCGTCCGTATTGATAAAGCAAATTGGCTGTGGCTGTAGCAATCAGTGTCTTGCCGGTACCAGCTTTAGCATTGCAAAACACAATCAGCTTCTCCGTGTCCCAAATAGCATCCCGAAAAACTTTCTGGTATTCATCCAGTCTCAGTCCATAAAAAGGATGCTCCTGCAGGGTAGCGGGGACATCATAGATTTCCATGCTGGTATTTTTCTTTGCCATATCTTCTTCACTCCTATCAAAGAATGGTATCAATGTCAGTTACGATCTCGTCGGCAATACCCAACACGATCATTTCTTCACTGAACAAGAACCAATCACGGCGATAGTTCTGGTCGTAGACTTCCTCCGTGATTCGGGTGCTGGACAAGATGTACTCTTTCATGCGTTTTTCCAATTCCTTGGTAAACTCCAAGTTGTCCAACATTTTGCCGATGCTTCCGATCGCACCGGAAGATCCATCATGAATGAGACAACTGGTATGAGGAAAGACATAGCGCTTATGGCCGGCCATCAGCAGAAGTCCGCCAGCGCTGTACACTCGGCCCATACCGATCGTGTAAATCGGTGTCTTGGACAGGTGGATCATGTCGATGATGTGGAGCACCGTGTCCACGCTGCCACCATCCGAATTGATGAAGATTTTGATGGGCTTACGCTCTTCCGGCGCAATTCCCTTATCCTCGGCGTTCCACTTTTTGATATACAAAGCGATATCAATAGTGGCGTCGCTGATATCGTCATTCCAAAGAATCTCGCGCTTTTTCAACCGGCGATAATATTCCACCATAGTGGGATCAGGCAACGTGGTGTCTAATACCCCCCCCACGTCGATAAAATCCTCGTTAAACTCCTCCATGAGCTTCTTGGTCATCTCGTTCTTTTTCATTGAAGTCGTCCTCGCTTCCGATTTTGATATTATTTACGACGTAATGCCCAATCATCGTGGCGTCCGCCAAGTTGTCGTTTTCAGTAACGATCCCATAAATATCCCTTGCAGCTTGCAGCGATAGGATTTTTGATGTCTTTTTGCCCGTAGGTTCGACAGATGTGATCTTTGACTTGATCTCCTTTGTCGTCCTACCTCTTGCTTTGCAGTAATTTTGCCATTGTGTGGGTGCTACCAAATTGTACAAAATATTCGTTTTTTCACACATATTCACGAGTACGCCCTGTAGTTGAGCCAGTTTTTTGAAAGATTGAACATTCTTTCTAAGCTGAATGTCTTCCAAAAACACCGCATCAATGTCGTGCGTTCGGATCACCTCACTAAGCAAAGCCTCAATGTGCAAAATTGCCTGCTCGAATGTATAGTTCTTGCTATCAAAGCCCCACGTCCCATAGTCCAGCAGTTTCTTTCCCTCATAGTCATAAACCGCCCATGCGCCGTGTCTGGCTTGGTCAACGGCCAAGATTTTCACCCGTCTCACCACCTTTCTTTATGAGTCTGAAAAGGAGGGCCGAAGCCCTCCTTCCCATTACTTCTGCTGCGACTCAGCCTCGTTATTCACCTGTTCTTCGGCCTTGGTTTCCTCCGCTTCGACTACTGCTTTCTTTGCCCTACTGTTTTCGTGCGCCAAAGCATAGATTTCCGCCAGCAGTGCTTGCACACTCGGCGTATATTCTGCCGTATTACGAAGGTCGATGCCGCGTTTCCGAAGAGCGCTATATGCCTGTTTCGCATCGTGGTTAGCCTGATACCCCATGAGCACCGTCCAAATGTAGTAGTGCTCAGGGGTGTCAGTATGAAGCCTCCAGCTCCGCTCTTTCTCACAGGAATAGCAGGTTTTGTACGAAGCGCCGCACACCTTGCAATTCCGAATCATGGTAAACCGCCTTACTCCTCAAAGAGGATGTAGCACAGCTCCGCGTCGTCGGCGCAGTAATCCTTCAGAGCAGTGAAGGAGAAGGGGTGCGTACCTTCCGTGGTCAGGTTGACCGTGAAGTTGTTGTCGATCTTGGCCTTGGGGAAGACAATCTTACCGGCACGCTTGACAGACGGGTTGCACACGTCAGCAGCCAGAATGTCCACGACATACATCGCGGCCTCGGCAAAGCTCTCGGCGCTGTCCACCAGCTTGACGGCAGAATCCGTCTCGTACTCATAGAACACACCAACAGTGGTTCCGACGAAGGAAGCGGGCAGAGTGATAACCTTGCCCTCGATCTTGGCGTTACCCTCATCAACGCCGACCTCGATCATGCCGCTGATGTTCTTGTCCTCGCTCATGGTGTACACGGCAGCGGGGGCAGAAGTGGGCACGTGCTTCAGCGTAGCGGTCTTGGTGCCCTTGTCGTCCGTCACGGTGAGGATAGCAAAGTCGGCACCCTTGACCTTCTTGGAGCTATCGGCCACCTGTACCTCAGATCCGAGCTGTGCGCCCATCAGGTTCAGGTTCAGCAGAGACAGCTCACCAGAAAAGTTCACACCCTTAGCGGTGTCGAAACGGGCGAGCAGGACGCCCTGAGCGTCAGTCTTGTCGGTAGACTCGCCGGTGAACTCAATCTGGGGACTCTCCACGCTCGTACCGGTGAAGTCCACCAAACCCGTTGCCAGGTTGATCTGAGTGATCCGACGTACCTTGTCGATGACAAATTGAGTTGCGTTAAACATGGTATTCATCGTCCTTTCTGTATTTTTTCGGGATCATTTCAGATCCCCCATCCAATGCAGTTCCTTTTTGTCGAGCTTCTTCATATCCACACAACCGCTGTAAATGCCTTGCATTACGAAGTTGTAGCTCTTATGCTTCTGAACACGCTCTACGCTGTCCATAAAAACACCGATGGGCAACGTCCATACGTCATCCCATCGGTACTTAAATTCTGGGCAGTTTGTCAAAGAAGAGATAAGAGGTAGCAGTAATGATTGAAAAGGCTTCTGCATTTGCAGTGCCATTTCATCCCTGTCATCCTCAATCATAATTTTTCTCGTGGCGTCATTAAATCCCGTATCCACATTCTTTTTCAGCTTATGGATTTGACGGAGATAGTCAGTCATGAGCTTATGAATAGCTCGGTCGATCACCACTTGATCTTTATTCTTCAGTACAAGGTCTGGGAGACCTGTTTGTGTACCGAGCTTAAAGGTCGTGAAATCCATATCCCCAAAAAGGATAGACACCTCAGATTTTTGAAGCGTCTGAAAAAGGGATATGAAAAGGTCGTATTCGTCTATCTTCTCCCAGAAGACATGAAGTTTATCCCAGATTTCGACTTTTCGATCAGCGGGTGTCGAACAAATAGTGCGTACCAGTCCGAAATACCGCTGCTCGCCAAAATCTACGATTTCCTCCAAGGTGGGTTGCCTGATCAAGATTTTATCGTTGATCTTGTATCCCTCTCCACGAAACAATTTCAGCTGATCAATCAATGATACCAGCCTCCCTATTCATCTCGTGGGTAACGTACGGGATTGACCACCCGGAGTATCCTTCGTTGAACTGAACCTCATCCGCCGTACTGAGCTTGATCCCACCCAGTCCGAACAGGGGCTTGTCCCCGTTGTTCAAAATGCGATCCACCTCATCTGCCAGCAGATCCGCTCTGGAACCCTGCAGCAAGTCAATCTGGTGCTCGTTACAGATAATATAGACAGTAATCCCTGTCTCCTTAATCACATTCGAGTCGGTATAGACCACACGACTACGCATCGTGATAAAGTTTTTGTCATCTGTTTGTGTACCAGGGACATAAAAGTGGGTTTTGATGAGGGGTTCCGCAGGGCTTTTACTACCCGTTTTGAAATCCTCAAACTCCGCCACGTTGTTCCCTACGTTACAGAGCAAATTGACCACCGCCTGATTTTGCAGCAGCTTTCGTTTCAGCAAGATCTTCTGTTGAATCATCGAATCAAAATGCGGCACCCTCATCACCTCCTTACCAGTTCACAATTTGGATTTTCATAACGGCCTCACTGCCGGAGGCGTCGTGGATTGCTTTGATCTCAATTTGTGTTCCCACAAATACGGGATCATCCGACGCCCGCAGCGTGATAACGCCGTTCATCTCATCGACAATGCTGGCCGCACCAGCAAAGTCATACTCCAAACGATATTGGAGTGGATCAATAGGAACGCCGCTCTCATCCAAGACTTGGACACGGATTTGCTTTGTCTCTCCGCCCGCGATCTTGAAATCGCCGTCCAGATCTGTCAATGTGATATGGACGCTCGCTCCCAAGGTTTCCTCCGTCCCACCGGGGACAGAAGTATAGTAATCTGCCACCATCAACTCGGCGTTATCGGTAGCGGCATTGAATTGGTCTTCCAGTACGGCCCATTGGATCAAGCCATCCTCTGCACGTTCGTCGCCCACTGCATACGAGATCGGATCAACTCTGGTGATACGATAGGCTGTTGGATCGACCTTGTTCTTGTCCATCAAGAACCGGGTCTGAGTATCCAACATAATCGTTTCCTCATTGTACGGCAGATAAATCAGGTGCTGGTCTTCGCCAACCGTCATCTGCGTTTTACCCGCCTCACCCGTGCCATACTGTGTGCTGTTTGTGCTATATACGGGGTATTCTACAATCTCACCTGTCAAAGGGGAGACGAATCGGATGGAGTATTTGCACTTCCAGAGTACCGCCTTTTCATAAATGCGGTTGTTATCCGGCAGCGAACTCACCAGCCAAAACGCCCCGTCGTGTTTCACGTACTGCCCACATCTCAAGATACCGATATTGCAAAGAATCTGTCTAACCGTTGTGCTGTTATACACATCGCTGGTTTTCTGTTGGACAATAGCTCTTACCTGCTGCGGCTCAGTTCCAATCGCCTTATCGTAGATCAAAACATCAGACCCGATAAAGGAATCGAGCACTTCCTGAAAACCATCTTGGCCGTATGCCCAAAACTCATCATCCTCAAACCCGCTGTTGAAAAGAGGGCGTGTCATTCGATACCAGCTTTTGGATTCTTCTGACATATTGCTACCCCCTTATCCATACGCAGGATCTTTCTGACGATGAAGCAAAACTTCAACCTTGGCGATCTGGTCGTCAAGTTCCTGTTTTGTTACACGTTTGGTCGCATCTTGGCCGGTTAGCTGAACATCCTTTCCATAGATCCCGTTCAGCGCCATTACCCTGCTCAGTTCCCTTTGCAGGTAAGACACATACATCATCTGGGCGAGAGTACGAACGGCAATACTTTTCAACTTGCCAGAAAACTCGCGTGTCTCCTCGTTATACCCGAGGTCACAGCCCAAATTCAGTTCAAAATCTGCTACCGCTGTGGATAGCCATTCTGCTTCCAATGCCTCCGGGATCTCATATTTAGTCAAAGGCATGGAGTGGAATTTTTGCTCAACGTCCGCAAAGGTCGTTTTCTTTTCGTCCGCCATAATCCACACCTTTTCCTTTCATCGGTTAGACCTTGGCAGTCTCAGCCAGCTTGCGCAGAGCGTCCACCTTCCAGGACTCCGCGTCCTCAGCGCCCACACTAAACGCCAGCTCCACAAGCATTCTCTTTTCGGCGTCGGTTTTCACCATAGCTTCCAGCTGCTCGTTGAACTTGGCTTTGGAGCGAATAGCCAACAGTTCCTTAACACTTTCCTCATTCAAGAGGATAGGCGTGGAAACTTCGGTGTCGCCCAGGCCGAACAGCTCCTTACGCTTTGCCTCGTCCACGATCTGAATACGGGCATGATTGCCCATACCATCAGTGCCGGTAAACATCACGTTGCCGGTTTGGATCTGAGCCAGAACCTCCTCTTCGGAGAGGAGGGGAAAATTCCGAGCTTTGCCCGGAATTGCGATATCGCCCTGCCCCGCCAGACGCCGGAAGCCCAGAGGCCAGGAGCAAAGGTTGTTTACCAGAACATTATTCGTTTTCATAACGATTCCCCTTTGATTGAAATTAGGGGAGGGGTTTGTGCCCCTCCCCGTTTGCGCCGTCATTCAGGCATAAAAAAAGACCTCTCACTTAAAAAGTGGGAGCATCAAAGTTCGTATCGGAGATCAGACCGATCTGATCTTCCATGCCCTCGGCAACGCCTGCGCCGAACTCCATATCGAAGCGGGTCAGGTGCTGACGGGTTACGATGTCGTCGCCAGTCATGGTGGTCAGTCCGCCACGCAGGAAGACCTGCAGAGGAGACACAGAACCACGAGGCAGGAAGAACAGCAAACCCTGGGGCATATACAGGTCATAATCGGTGCCGTCCTTGTTCAACTGAGTCCAGTTGATCGCGTTGGGCAGCTCGGTTACGAAAGCACCGTTGTACATACTTACCAGACCAGTCTGGCGGATTTCCTCGGCAACAATGTTGTTGGCGTAGCGGATCTCATCGGCGGAGAACTGCTTGAAGCCAGCGAAGTCGTTGAACTGAGACACTACGCTGTAATCGCCGGCAATGTTGACCTTACCATAGCGACGCATGGACTTGAGCATATTGTCAACGGCGGTCTTGGTGATGCCGTTGTCCTCAGCGAAATGCTTCACACCCTTGGCGTTTTTCAGGGCGTTGTACAGAACGGTCATGACGTAGTAGGTCATCTTGTTCTGCATATCAATCTGCACTTGGTTCATACCCTCACGGATATTGCCGTCGAAGTTACCGTTCTGAAGCTCGCGGTAGTCAACAGCAAAACCGGCAGAGATGGTCTGGGTGCCGATCGGATACTCACGCCAATTCACAGCGGCGAAGGGTACGTCGCTGCTGGATGCCTGGAATCGAGAATCGATGCTCTCGTATCCGTAGGTCTTCATCATGGGGGCCTCGTTGTAACCGATCCGGCGATATGTGCCCATGAAGTCGAACAGGCGAACAACCTCCAACAGCTTCGGCTCAATAGAGAACCGGATGATGGAGTTGATTTCGCTACGGGCGGCGTTATCGCCGTCGATAGCCTTGCTGGACAGCTCTTTGATGGTTGCCACGCTCTTGTCCAGAGTCTTGTCGTCAACCTCGGGGCGCTTACCGGCGCTCAGAGCAGAAAACACCTCCACGATCTTGGAGTTCTGCTTGACACGACCAGTATTCACATCAGCCTGAGCGTTGCTCATGTTGATTTCATAAATCGTGCTCATCGTTTATCCCTCTCTTTCTCTTCTTACTGCACGCGGACAACGACGAGGACGCCCTTGCCCATGTATGCGGTCTTCTTCGTAACCTCGAAGTACACCTTGTAACCGGTTACGTTGGCGCTCTTAGCGAGCAGGCCATCCGTACCAAAGACCAGCTTATCGCCAACAGAGATGCCGGCATAGTCGGTGCTGATCTCATAGCTGGCAAACTCCATCTCCAGATTTGCCACAGTGGTCAGGTCGTCGGCGCGTACTTTCTCGCCGGCCTTGACCGTCAACGTCTCCTCGAAATTACGCATTTCGGGCTTGTCGTTGATATTGCTCACGATGCGGAAGCAAGCCTTAGCCTCCTCCTCAGAGGCGGGCAGGTTGGCAGTACGAGCGGCGCGATTCAGCACCACACCCATGCCGACCTTCAGATCGACGGCGGCATTAACGTCGCCAACGTTCTGCACGTTCTTGTAGTAACCAATCGTCTTAGCCTTCATTGTTTTTCATCCCTTTCTTAAAATACGTCCACGTCGGCGGGGTCGGTGTTCTCCTTCTTGCCGGCGTCATCCGTCATGCCAAATACGTCAATCTGGCTGGCGGCATTGGTTTCTGCGATTTGACTCTCACGAGCCGCCTGCACCATAGCGGTGCAGATCTTGCCAACGATGCTGTTGATCTCTACGCTGCCGGGATTGGAATTGAAAGCGTCGATATCTTCCTTGGCAACTGCACGTTGCTCCTCGGTGTAGGGGGCCAGTGCAGCATTCAGTTCTGCCACAGCAGCGGCGTTCTGCATTTCGGTGATTTTGGCATTAGCCTCAACGAGGCTGGCCTCTGCCGCTTCCTTCGCGGCGTTAGCCTCAGTCAGTCCGGCCTCTGCCGCTTCCTTCGCGGCGGCTTCCTTGTCGTAATCCGCCTGAAGCTGCTTGATATCAGCCTCCTTCTGTGCGATGTCAGCTTTCAGCTGGCTAATCTCAGCCAGAAGCGTGTCAACTTTGGCCCAATACTCCTTCCACTTGGAGTTGACCTCAGAGACAGCACCAGTCACAGCCGCCATCAACTCGTTCTTGGTCTTCTCGTCCATTGTTCCATCCTCCTTGTCCAGTTTTTTATTATTTAGCTCCATTACGATGGCGGCTTCATCAGCCGGTTTAACACTGAGAATCGCATATCCGCTGTAATCGTAATACTGCGGAACACGACCTTCCTCTTTCCAACCGCCGGAGTAAATAATGTATCCATCGTGCTCGGGCTTACCCACAATTTCCACGGAACCCTTAACAACAGAGTCCGCCATATTTTCGCGGAGCCAAGCAACAAACTTGGGATAACGCATTTCATCCAGCGTTCCTTCTGCTACCAAGCAGCGTTTAGTAACGCCTCCGATTTCTACGTCATCCACATACGCCTTGTCGAAGTGTCCAACCATAGTGGCGTCTTCAAACAAAGGCAGCTTATCCTCCTCCCGTACATCCGTCATACCGTGGTTGTATGGAACGTCCCGATCTTCGGTCAAAAATTCCGCTACAATCGACATTCCGACAACGGAGTGGAGGTTAGCTTGAACATATTCCTCTTTCCACGAGATTCCGTTTTCCTGCCAACGAGTGTTATCAGGGAAGATCTCATGCAATACAACCTTGATAGGTCGTCTGCCGGCAATCTTATTTTCACTGGAGATCTCATAGATAGGGGCAAAAGCTCTCTCAGACATACTCTCACCTCCTTATCCTGACGGAGAGGGGCTTGCGTTAGCATTATTAGCCTTTGTAGACTCTGTGCTTGAATTGACCGGAGGATCGCCACCGGTGCTCTTGTCCACATCACCGTCAGGCGCATCCTTACCGGTAACAGTGAACGAGGTCTTATGCACAGGGTACTTGTTCTCAAAGTCTTCATCCAACTCAAGATCCATAAGAGAGAGGTAGTCATCCACGTCAAACCCTGTAGAGGCAATCCATGCCATCAAGCTGCCCTTTCCACGGGCATACAGGTCAGAGAAAAACTTCACCTGTTTTTCTCGATTGACAAAAGTAATGGGAAGCACCCGGAACTCCACCCGGTAGCTGCCGTCCCTGATTACGTTGTAATTCAAGCACTTGTTCAGCTCTTCCACCAAAGCCTCAATCCACGTGAATACGTTATTCGCAACGATTTCCATATTCAGTGTGGCCGTGGCATAGTTACCCGTAGAACTGCCACTCAGAGCAGCAGCGGCCACGCCGATGTCCTCATTCACATCCTCTTTGATGGCATTTTCGTTTTCCTCATTCAAAAGGGAGAGATCAACCGGAAGCCGATCCATTTTTGTGCCAGAAGCCAAAGAGAAGAATGATACACCGTTTGTGTTGCTGCGTTGCGTCAGCGCTTGCTTGACTGTGTTATGCTGGTTTTCTTGCTGTGACTGAGACAGAGCAGATGTACCCTTGTCCTTTCCCTCGGGGAAAGTCTCATAGTAAATCTGGTTATTGACCGTATCCAACACACGCCGCTTCGTATTGATGAAGTATTTGGCGTAGTCGATATCGTCCAACGCGGCTACTGCAAAAGGCACACCGTACGGATCGTTCTGTCCGCTCTTGATCTTGGTTACAATCGTCTTGCGCCAGTCCAGTCTCTGCCAGCACGCACCATCCGGGAACTCTCCATTGGAATATCTGCGCCATCCTTCTTGAATCTGACGAGGGAAGCCTTGCAGCTTACGCTTACGATCTCCCTCTGTCATGGCGCTAAAATACCGCAGGTCAAACGCTACTTCGTAGCAGTTGTTCCTGCGGCCAATGATTCTTGTATATTCTACCGGCAAAGAAATAACAACACAGTTGACGCCGGCTGAGTTAATCTCGGTGATGCCTTGGATATCAAGATCAGTCAGCGCAAGCCGATCGTCTACTGGTACTGTTCTCGTCTCCATGTACCCCACGTACATACCCTCATTGGCATCGTGGAATAGACCGTCACGAATAACCTCCTTGTAGCGCATCGACCGGAGCACGCTGGTCATCTTGTCCATGCTGGCACGATACCCTTTACGGGAGCCTCCCGCTTTCTTGGGCTTAACAACTACCACATAATCAAGGGAGTGAAGACTAACCAGGCTATCAATAGCTGTCGTCACCGTGCCGTTTGAGTAATACGCCCACTTCGCCCATTGACGCAATTCAGAGATGTACTGCATAGGATCTCTCGCCATTCGCGTGATTTCTTCCGTGGAATACGGTGCCGTACATTTCGTACCGTAGTTGACCACGTTCAAATAAGACGAACCCAAACGCGTGTTGAACTCATAGGTCTTGTCGTCCTGCGGCGCACTGTTTACTTGCGACATAGGTACTGCGGCCTGCGTTTCAGATTGATTCCGGCCCATAATCCGACCAAAGAATGATTTTCCTGCCACTTGTCTTCACCTCCTTTAATTACAAAGTGTTACGTATTCATACCCGGAGCTATCCGAGAAAAGATCCGCCTCCAAAAGTGAAACGAAATAGTTGCCATAAGATACTGATGTATACCGGTCTTTCCGCGCACCTGGGCGTTCCTCAATCTTAATGAGGTTGGTCTGGTTCTGCACAGTATACTCCAACCCAATCATCTCATTGATCAACGCCACTGTCTCAAGGAAAGGACGCTCATAGAAAAGTTGGGTATCTACATCGGCAGAGACATACTCAGGATACAAGCGCTGCAATTCTTCAACGCCCTCTTGGTTGCTTACCATGAGTTCGATCATCCGGTTATTCAAACTATCCCGCATAGAGACAGCAATTTTGCTGTTCAGCTCCAAGGACGCCTTAACCGAGAATACCGCCTCTTTCTGGCCTGCAATTACGATACGAGCTTTCAGCTTATCATCGTTCATACACGTCCAAGGTTCGTATTCTACGTTCCGATCTACGTCATAAAGCACTTTAGCCAAAGCGTCGTAAATAGCGACACCCGCGTTTCGTGTATCCAAAACGCAATAATCCGCCTCAAAGTCAGCGAACAGCTGCTTAATGCGAATGGCTTGTTTTGTCGTTTCAAATTCTGCCTGCGGCTCCATATAGACTACCTGCCGACGATATCCCTGCTTGACCTCAATATGATCTCCGCTGGTATCTGAGACCTTATACTCCTTGCTCTCAGGGAGAGCACGAATGCAAGTAAATACCGAGTTATCGTTGCCGGTACCGCCCTCCGGGGCAATATCGCACGCGATAATACGGATTTCTCCTGCCTGTTTGGGAATTGTGTGCTTTGCCTTGACCTTTGACAGTACGTCCTCGTTCTTCCTTGGATAAAACGGACGTTTCAACACGCGGTTCTTGTTCAGCATATCGTAGGTGAAGTAAGCATGAGCATTCTCGGCCACCATCTGATTTTCATACTCAATCGTCCAGGCAACCCTATCCAGCTTCTTTCGCTCCTTCACCAAGAAGTCACGGGTTTTAATCTCGTGCTTCAAAGCAATGCTGTAATCCATACCAATCAGAACAGATTTGCCCTTGCCCAACATATCGCGGGTCACGAGCTTCATGTAGTCCCACATCCAGTGAGATTTGTACCATGCAGAGCTGATATAGATTTCTTTCGGTTCCTCTTTCAGTTCTTTGTACTCGTCGGGGTACTTGATTCTGAACGGAATCTGCCGCTGGAACAGCGTAGGAGAAAGAACCGTGTCGATAATGCTTTTCACAATCATACGGAACTCTTCATAAATGAAGACTGTAGCACGGTATCCACGCACATTCTCATTGGCAACCAATACAACAATAGAGCTTCCGTTATTAAACTTCACTTCGATATCGTTCTGGTTGTCCTTGATGGTCTTAATCTCCTGTTGAAGCAACGGAGATCTTGGCAAAATCTCTTTGGCGATTTTTTCTGATATGATCAATCTCGCCTGCTTTTTTGTCGCCGAAGCTACGACGATCAATGATCCAGGCCGCAAAATTGCTTCTTTACAGGCATAGACCGCAATGATAAATGACTTTGCCGCACTACGAGCGGCCACAATGCAGATACTCGGAAAAATATCCATCAGATACAAAATGATGTGCTGATAGAGATACGGTGTGATTCCGAAATACCGCTGCACAAAGCGGCTGGGATTCCTTCGCCAAAACGTTATCCAATCCAATAGCTTTTTGACAAACTCAGGGTCGTTCAATTTGCTATTGGGTGAGAAATGTTCATGAACGTGTTTTTGCCGCCCATCCATCAACGCTTCGTAATCCATAACTCACTCCTCCGAATCAGACAGGCTAAATTCCTTGTCCAGTTCCTTAGAGCCGGTCAATAGATTGCGAAGAGGTCTGGTCATGAACCGCTCAATATACTCCTTCAAATGATCGAAGTCCGCATACAGCTTCTTGTCCTTGTAATATTCAGCCGGACAAAACTCCTCGATATCTCGAATCATTTCTCCCAAAGGACTCAGCTGCTTTTCAGCCTCAGCCTTTTTCTTCCGGTCTTCGATCTCAGTAGTAGCTGCGTCAATCTGCGACTTGTAGCTATTCGCAGCCGTACCAATGTTGGAATCCCCCTTCTGAAGCAGCTTCCGCAGGTTGAGCTTCATAAAGCAGATCGAAACGTACAGCTCCTCCTGCCGCTTATCCATCGGCTCGCCGTATCGCTTTACCCAATCCTGATACTCGTACTGCATAGAATCGTAGTCGCCAGCATCAAAACCGACACCAAACCGGCGCACAACCTCCTCGGGCGTCTGGATATCGTCATTTTTTGCCACATCCTCCACCGTAGGTGCGTTTTCCACATTGGCTTCCCAGCGCCGCACCAATGTATCAGAGTAGGTCGTTGCTCCGTCTACCTGGCTCAAATTCAGTCTGGAAATATAGGTACTGATCCGATTGCGACTCTTTCCATTGCGGCTCTCACTGATCTTTCGTGACGACGCCCAGATATCCAAATCAAAGTACATATCCGTGATCTGGCAAATCCGCTCTGCCGCCGCATCTTCGTCTCCGTCATAGAACTTTACGTACTGTTCGTAAAGCTCTGCAACGCAGTTCTTACAGATAGAGACAAAGCCGTTGTTGCCCTTATAAATAGGGGACTTTGAACGGCCAAAATTAGTCTCCTGTTTTTTGTACTTGTGGCCGCAGCAGGTACAGCGATATTCTTCATCGCTGATTACACGCGGCTCAACTTCGGTAGGCTTCGCATCTTTCACTACCTTTTGCGTAGCCGGTTTCATCAGCTGTTTCTTTGCCGCCATGTCCGCGACCTCCTTTCTATATGACAAAACCTCGGAAGTCCAAAGACTCCGAGGTTTTCTCAATCGTTATTATTTCTTCTGGTGCGCCTGAAGGGATTTGAACCCCCGACCCACGCATTAAAAGTGCGCTGCTCTCCCAACTGAGCTACAGGCGCATATGTTGTATGAAGTGACTCCACTCCCGGCCTCACCACACACCTTTACCTTGGATTCCGACCGCCACTCACAGCCGTGATATGTTATCTCAATCAGGCAATAATTCCGATTTGCACGGTTACTACACTTATTTATCCTCCATTGCTGACTACCATTAGAGGGGCATACTTTCCCAGGCTCACGAAGTCCCGTTGGGGTATGCCAGCCCGCCGCGCTCCTGATCGGCTTGCCGCTTTGCTTACAGCGTTTAGGTTGGTCTATCGCGTTTTGCCTGCGCCGGACTTTCACCGGAGGGAGCGACCCCAATCTACCTGCACACGGCCAATTTTTATTTTACCGACGTGTCAGAGCCGTCACACGTCATCATAGGTAGTATCCTTACGGACTGGTGGGATGAGAAGGAATCGAACCTCCGACGCGCAGGGCTTCAACCTGCCGCTCTTCCAACTGAGCTATCATCCCATAGCGCTACGCATTTTTGTTTATCGGCATTGCACAGGACAGCGTAGCAAAGTCCACCGTCCCCTATCGCTGGAACCGCGCCGCTTTCGTACCGTTTGTCTTGGGGTCGTTAGAAAGCAGTAAATATCAACACATCCCGTTGGCGGCGGAAGTAGGACTCGAACCCACAAGCCGCTCATCACGACCAACAGTTTTCAAGACTGCTCCCCGCACCTACTGGGGTCAATTCCGCCACTTGTAAAATTTAGGCACACATTATTTTTTCAAGCTGATCGTACCCAACCCGAGCTGCCCATTCTGCGTGCTCAAAGAACACAACAGCCTTTCCATGATCGTCTCGAATGTATAGGCAAAGTGTTTTTGCTCCATTCACCGGGGACACATAATACATTAAAGATCCAAACGGGAACTTCATTGAATCACCCACTCGTCAATTTGAACCCGACCTTATTTCAGTTGCATATCGGGTAGCAACAAATATTTGTATGGTAGGGGAGGTGGGAGTCGAACCCACTCAGCTCGAAAGCAACGGTTTTACAGACCGCCCCAGCTCTCCAACTCTGGCGCTCCCCTATATTTACTATTCTTATATTGGTGCGGGTAGAGGGGGTTGAACCCACGACCTTCTGATTAAGAGTCAGCTGCTCTACCAACTGAGCTATACCCGCATATGGAGCTGGTGGACGGACTTGAACCCCCGACCTACTGATTACAAATCAGCCACTCTACCGACTGAGCTACACCAGCATATGGAGCTGACACAGAGACTCGAACTCTGAACCTATTGCTTACGAAGCAACCGCTCTACCATTAGAGCTATGTCAGCATGGCAGGGGTTGAAGGACTTGAACCCTCACCTACATCGGTTTTGGAGACCGGAGTGCTACCAATTACACCAAACCCCTATAAAAATGGCGACGTGTACGGGACTTGAACCCGTGACCTCCGACGTGACAGGCCGGCACTCTACTCTTCTGAGCTAACACGCCATATACAGCAACCATTTATGGTTGCATTTTTATTTTGCAACCAATTTAGGTTGCTTTGGTGATGCGTCCGGGGATCGAACCCGGAAATTCCACCTTGAAAGGGTGGTGACTCTACCAATTCGTCCAACGCACCATGTTGGTACTGCTAATGGGACTCGAACCCATACGGGATTTCTCCCACCAGCACCTGAAGCTGGCGTGTCTGCCTATTCCACCATAGCAGCATATTTGGATTTATTTGTCCCAATCAATTAAAGGGTATAGATCATAGGGCGAATCCTCAGTCGCAATTTTCTCATATCCGCCATCCACAATACGCCATAGCGTATGCTTCTTCTTTTCTGGATTTTGGCTGATCTGGTACTGCTTGCCCGACCTCGTTGTACACAGCACACCGGTACCGCACTCAGAGGCGGAAATCTTTTTAACGATTTTTGATGTTTTTTCTTTCGTTACGCCCGAATCTTTCTTCGGCATGATTGCACCTGCTTTATAAATTATGGCAAGGCGCTTCCAGTTGGAAGCCTTATTGCGGCAAGCAGTTCATGAGACTACTCTTTCTGTTATAACAACTTGTGCGCACAAGCCCCTTCACAGATCCACCTCTGGTACTCCCAACGAGACTCGAACTCGTATTGCCGACTTGAGAGGCCGGCCTCCTATTCCAGTTAGAGGATGGGAGCATATATAAAAATGCGGGCAAGGATTTACACCTTGCATGATAGCACCCCTTGCAGAGCAAGATACTTCCACGTCTACCTTCCCAATCGCCCACAACGTCTACTTATTCCGCCACCGCATTTATTTTATTGGCTGGGGTAGCAGGACTCGAACCTGCGGTCGAGGGTAAACCTCTTGTCGGAGTCAAAGTCCGGTGCCTTACCAGCTTGGCGATACCCCAATATGGAGATACCGATAGGATTTGAACCTATGATCCTGGGGTTGCAGCCCAGAGCCTTACCACTTGGCTACGGTATCATAAGCTGACTTCAGCGGTAATGGATGTCAGCCCCATTGATTAACGCCCCACTCATAAGGCCACCGCTATTTATAATATCGTTTCGCCCAAAATGGGAGAGCTGTGGTGGCAGTAGCAGGACTCGAACCTGCGTCTTACGACGTATGAGGTCGTGCTGGAGCCACCTCCAGTCATACTGCCATATACGGTTTGCGTGGCTCACATCACTTGTACTTCGTGATTGCAACCCTCTCATCCCAGTGCTGGCACTGGGTCGAGTGACCATCAAAACCGAAAAAATGGTGCGGGGCTGTGATTTAATGCAGATACGCCTTGGTGCCGAAGGTGGGACTTGAACCCACACGGTATCGCTACCAGAGGATTTTGAGTCCTCCGCGTCTGCCGATTCCACCACTCCGGCATATGGAGCGAGTGACGGGGATCGAACCCGCATCCCCGGCTTGGAAGGCCGGTGCCCTGGCCGTTGTGCTACACCCGCATATGGTGTCCAGTGACGGGATCGAACCGCCGACCCTTTGCTTGTAGGGCAAATGCTCTCCCAGCTGAGCTAACCGGACAGATCGGCTTACTCACACCGTAAGCCATGGTGCCGGCTCGTACTTCGCCTGCCGGATTGCGCCGGTTTTACTCCCAAAACCTTGTAAAAGTCATCACTGCCAGATGTGAAGGTTTCTATTTCCCATTCGGTTTACAGTCTCCGCTCTGTTCGTGGGACGGGCATGGTTGCGGGGGCAGGACTCGAACCTGCGACCACCAGCTTATGAGGCTGGTAAGCTACCACTGCTACACCCCGCAATATGGCTGACCCGGCAGGACTCGAACCTGCGACCATCTGATTAACAGTCAGACGCTCTACCATCTGAGCTACGGGCCAATATAGATCTACGAGACGCATTCTTAACGACACCACATTTGTTCAGCATATGCTTAGTTAAAGGCGATGATTTTTCTATTTCAAGTAGAATTGTTTTCAAAATTGCTGTTAGCGTCTCAAAATACGGAACACGGTTGTTCTTTTTCCCATAAAAAGTTTTTGAAAGTTGCTGTACGTGCCCCAAAAATGGTAGAAGATGCCGGACTCGAACCGTTCTTCCTGCTCCCTGGGCAGGCGTGCTACCGTTATCACTACATCCTCTATATATGGTGGAGCCGAGGGGAATCGAACCCCTGTCCGAAATCCCTACATGAATAAAACAGTCTTACGCAATAGACAACACTTTATCAATTCGCCTCAAACTGAGACGGGCGGATCAGCAGTTGTCACTCCGCGCCCAGGGCACACCGGTTAGATGCACCTCCACCACCTTGTTTCTTTTCACAGTGACAAGGAAAACTGCAATACTCTGACCGAATCTTCGACCTCAGATGTTTACCCGGTCAGTGGGTACATCGTTTTGGAATCCAGCCGTCATCAGGCGGCAATTCCCTTTGCTGCAAGAGCAGCGGAAAAAGCGGGATGGATCATTACAACAGTCGTATCGTTGTCATTTCATTTTTGTTTAAGCCTTGAGGCGGTCTTCTACCTGCGAGTCTTACTCTCTCAGAACCCCGTCGAACCCATTACGGCCCCATATGAAATTGTCAAGGTGTACCGGTTCGGGCGTAGGCGCTGCCCGACCACGTTCCCCAATCCCTGCATATTCCAGACGGCGAATCTTATCGGCGTGCGGAAGGGGAAGTCTTGCAGTTCATAGAGAAAGATATGTGCCACAGCCGTATCTCCCGCCTTGTCATCGGCATTCGGTCAAAATACCATTCCTGTGGCGAATGGGACTGGTCGGGACAAAAAGGATCGAACTTTTGACCTCACGATTATCAATCGTGTGCTCTACCAACTGAGCTATATCCCGATATTACGGCAGACGCATCTGCCGTAATAGCTGTACGTCCAAAAAACCTCGTCTGCAGCCGATAGGCTTTTGGCTGAGATAGCAGTAAAAGTAATGAGCTGAACCGCACAAACGCCAACTTAGCCAATACAGCATAGTGGTGGAACCAGGGAGGATCGAACTCCCGACCCCCTGCTTGCAAGGCAGGCGCTCTCCCAGCTGAGCTATGGCCCCATATGTCCGCCCCCTAATAAGGGGCGGCGCTGTTTTCATTGATTTTCTTTGTTGCTATGGTCATATGATACCATAGGCATTTCTGGATGTCAATAGCTACAAAGAAAATTATTTTATATTTTTTTGTGTCACTGCTGCGAGTCTGTACCGGCGCGAACATCCTCTTTCAGGCTGTTACTGGCTCGGAACGTGGGTACCTTGCTATCGCTCGATACCCGCATCTCCCCGGTGGAGATGTTTTTGCTATTGCGGCCTTTTCTGGTTTTCACCTCAAAGGTTCCGAAACCTCTGAGCTGTACCTGTTCCCCACGAACCAGCGCGTCTCTGATGATTTGGAGCACTTCGTCCACCACATCATTGGCCTGATTCTTGTAGTAGCCTTTCTCGCACAGAGCGGACACGATATCGGCCTTAACCATTGTCCCACTCCTTAATTCAATTTGATCTGATAGTAGGCATCCGCACCTACTCCGGGGCGGAAAACCATCATCAGCTGTGCCGGAGTCGAATAGAGCCGTTTTCCGTTAGCATAATCATCCGTACCGCACAAGCAGGGTGCGATCATACTCTCGATTCCCAGCTCTTCAAACTCCTCTTTATGGTGTTTATCGGCCAACACCACATAGTCAATATCGCTGGAATACTTCTTGGCGAACAGCGTGTGCAGCGTCTTTCCGGCGTTTTTCACGTTGTCCAAGTCACCATGGGCGGCACAAATGTTATACCCGCATACGGAGAAGTACAAGAACTCGTAATACTCCGACTCCGGGAAAACGATATCACTGCGATCACGAAGCCGCTGTTCAAGCCACCAAGGGATCAGCCGCTCCATGTTATCTGCATGAATGCTGTCGTTTTTATTTTGAACGGTTCTCAAATGATTTCCGTAGGTCGCGTGAACTACTGTCTGCTCAACCTCATCGGCCAAAACACTGATCGCCTGTGCCATAATTTCTGACACCTGCATGATCTGGTCGCACGTCAGCTCCTCAGAGGCAACACGCGCACTGGTGTGTATTGAACCATGAGCCGCGTCGCCCAACAACACGACATGAAGTCTATGGCATTTATTCAGCCTGATACGCTCAACTGCTCGCTCAACCAGCCGTTCCACACGATAACGGCATACCTGAGTATCATACCGCTCCCAGATATTGTCCGTTACCATACCGTAATGCCAGTCGGCAAACACAAGAACAGCCTCAGCATCGCCAAGGAACATACAAAAGTCGTCCGTCTTATTAACCGATAGCGGCAAAGACTCATTCAGATCCTGAGCAGCCTTAACGAGCCGATCTTCCAGATTTTCCTCACGACCCATCCGATCGACCATCTTATTGAACTCGCGGCGCTGGTCATAGAAGCGTTTGGCCTCTTTACGCATCTCCGCAATTTTGCAGTTTAGCTCGCCCATATAATCATCCTGGCCGGGATTACCCTGAGCGGCATACTTTTTCTTGAAATACTGCGCAACAGCATAGCCGGAGTATGGCGTTACAGATGCCGCCTTTCTCAAACTATCCCGATGGCATTCGATGCCAGTTGCTTCAACGATGTCTTCCCAGTCCAGATCGTCGGGCTTCTGTTCGACTTTGATTTCGATTAGGCGAAGACCATATTCATATGCATCCTCACCTTCTCTGCGTTCATACTTTGGATTCACGAATGTCTTCACCCCTCTTCTGCTGGCAGAAGCGTGCTCTGCCTGATTTCAATTTCAATGTTTGGTACGCCGGCCCAACGCTCCAAGATCTCCTTGATATCGTAAGTCCGAGCACCATTCACGTCATACTCCGTCAGCGTCATATCGGAGCAGTCGATCGTCGCGTGAGAATATACCTCACGCTGCTCCCGCACTGCCATTTACTTGTGCTCCTCGATCACGTTCATACGACGAATTTCGTTCAGCTTTGCAAGCAGCTCAGGGGATTCGACGCAGAAATAATGACCCCTCTTCGAGTCCTGCTTCATCGTCCGAGGATAACAGTAGTAGTGGGGATACTTATGCGGAGGGAACGCTTTGACCAGCAGATCTTTCTCTGTCTTGTTAATAGGAACCACGAGAACCATCCTTTTCTAATAAATTTGAGGGTACTCCCTCAAAATTACACCAAATTTAGGACTTGGGAACTCCCGACAACAAATGGGAGTTCCCAACGTGGTTTTAGAATTATTCGACCAACAAACCCGAAAATCTGTATAAAATTGTGAAAATTCAACAGTTATCGGACATTGTTTTTGGGCACATCGCCGTTTCTCTACGGAAATGGAACCCATAAATTTCCACGTCCCACAGGCCGTCAGAAACCTCAGTCAACGTTGAAATGGGTGTCCGACTCTGCTCAATCAAGTCCAAAAAGCACTGATTAGGTGCCGAAAACAACGTATAAAACAAGGTGCGTGAGATATCTTTATTCTGAGGCTCCTCAATGGCGAGCATCAACCGATATGCAGTATGAGGACTGATCCGCAGTGACTTAATATAGTTGATATACTCCTGCCGAATCTCATGTACCAGGATTGCCTTACCGTAGTTATCCAGGTTTTCGTCTGTTCCATCCCAAACTGCCCGGATCTTAGATCTCATATCTCTGACAAACTCCAAGATCCGCTCGACCTGTGAATAGCTCACAGATTTTTGCAGATAGGCGTCGTTTACCAACAGTTCAGAAAACGGGATGAACGACGTATAAGCATAGCTTGTACGGTAAGAGTTCAGGCTGTGCTGCAAAAAGTCCATCGTCGTATTGTGGAAGCGATAGTTTTTGGCCACACTGTCATAATAGCCCTTCATGCGGGCGATCTTCCCGAAAAAGTTGGGCTTTACTTGCCGGCCATCATCGTCGCGTATCTCATATTTTTTTCTCAACCGTTTGATTTCTGCAACACTGTCTACGGCATATTCCCGCTTCGCTTTATCAATCTCGATGTTGCTCAAAACGTCCAGCTGGGCGATCTCGCAGTAAAGCTCCTCATACTCGGAAAAATCTGCTCCGCTGTTCAGCGCGTCCCACAGCTTCGTATTCAGCTCTTGGGAGAGGTTTACGATCTCACCGATCTTATTGACCGATGTTTTGATATCCAGATCAGACTGATCTGATTTGGTATAATGACGCACGATTTTCTTAGCGTCTACCATGCTGGTCGGGACGAGGAACTTGTGATAGTTCCGTTCTGCGGCCCGAATAAGGATGGCGTTGTTCGTCAGCAACATAGTATCAGAGTCAAAGTCTGCACCGGATAGCCGGAAAAGAATATTCTCGCCGATACTGTTGATGCACACGATTTCTCGCGTGGTATTGACGTACTGCCGGATCTCCTCGTTATCCGTATTCCTCGCCAGGAGTACGTTTCCCATCGTCACATGGGGACTGCGCGATCCGAGAATAGTCTGATCAAAAGCAAACTGTTGGCAAAAAATATTGCCTACTCCGATTTTACTCTCACCATCAAATTGCCCAATCGCAGAGTAAAGCATTTCGATGGGGTTTCCCAGCAGAGTTGAATAGTTCCCTTCTACAAGAATGTGTCCACGGGCCAGCTCTTTTTTGAACGACTTCGATACGTCGGTTTTGAAGTTGTGGTACAGCCTCGTTTGAGAAAACTTATCTGTAACGCCCAACATCTGATATACCACATCGTTCGTCGTCGTAATTCCGTCGCTGTCGATCTCCTCATTCCCGCCCATATATTTGATATGGTACCGCAGCACCGCAGGATCTGTCTGAATCATGCGCAGATAATCCAACGACGGTTTTACCAACTGGTCAACATCATCTTGCGAAAGCTGAAGAGTATTCAAAAGCTGGTAATGGATCTGCACCATGCGGCCATCAAAGAAATGCGTCGGCTTCTCATGCTTCACGACACCAAAGTTACCGTCTTCGTCCAGCAATCTCAGCCACTGTTCCAGAGTGCCAAACTTCACGTACTTAATACTACTGGGCGTAGTAATAACCTTGATATCGCTGATATCCTGCGCCAGCGTGAAACCGGAAAGCTGGGACACATCAGTAATGCCACGATCGGCGAAAAACTTCTGGATATTGGTATTAAAGCAGGCCGATTTGAAAAACCGATTCCGCAGAAGGATCATACCGTAATCCTGCCATTCGCCCATAGCACTTTTGTCAATGAGAGATTGTCCGTCCCAAATGCTATTCTCGATCTCAACCTCTTCCGGCTTTGAAGTAAGCCAGTTATCGCTGCCAATCCTTGTCGCCACAACGCGATCTTTGAACACGCTCTTATGGTCGTCGATTACCAAGAAGTTCTCGGGCCGCAGCGGAATAGTACCGACGATGCTGCTCAAAGTAAGGGCAATATAGGCTTCCAGAGCGGCCAGATCAATCTCCTGACCCTCTTTCACTTTCAGCCCACAAAGCTCCCACTTGTGCATTCTTGGATACAACTGCTCATCAATGAACAGGCACTTTCCAATTCGGCTGCTTCCGCTTGAACGCTTGAACCTACGGAACACAATACCATCACACGTGAATCCGTCTTGATAAAGACGATTCCGAAGCTGGGCTACGGTAAGAAGTACCTTCATGGTTTTCCCGAGCCGATACATTCCGTTATCAAAAACGAACAGATCTCCCAGCTCTTGGGGAGAGGCCGGATTTTCGACGGGAGATCCTACCCGTACAGCAATCAGTTCCCCATCCTTGATACAAATGTTGTCGGTAAGCTGCACATCCTGCGGCAGATAACCATACTTGATGTAGGTGTTGTCAAAGAAGCGATTGAACTCCTTGACGCTATACTTGAACGTGACATTGATCACGCGCCGGCAGTATTCTTTACCCCGCTTACTGAATGTGAAGTCCATGCGGCGGTATACCTTCTCATAAACTTCCCTCAGCTTTATCAGGTCGAGGCTATAATCCAAAGTGTTGACAAAACGTCTTGTATTGAACTGGTCGTTGTGGTCTGGTCCAGCCAACTTCACAGAATATTCCTTACTGTTCGGGCTTGAATAGTTCGCCAAAAACAAATCCTTGGCATCCACAGACACGATATAGACCGAATTACCCATGGTCTATTCACCTTCCTCAGTTTGAATATTTTCGACTTGAATCAGATCCCCATACCAGAACAACCAGGTCTCTACGCCCTCCAGCTCGATCAGAGCAGAGAACCCATCGGGTCGTTCACGATGCGGATGCGCAACAAATACCTTATTACGGCTGGACTCCACGAATTGACGGTACTCTCCCTGCATACGTGGATAATCCTTCCGAGCTATGATTTGATCCACATTCAGAATGACCAAATCCCCATCACGAATCTTTTTGTCAATCTCGTTTCCGAGGCTTTCCAGGACATCCGCAGCAAGTGTGCGTGAGCCTTTGTCCCTGAGCTTCTTTTTCAAAGCTCTGCGATTTTCACGGTTCAAACACATTACCCCCTGTCTGAATATTCCTGAATTACCTTTTCGTACTCCCGAGCGTTCTCTTTCAAAACGCCCTGATAGAACAACACTTCGTTTTCCCCTGCGTCGTCAGCCGGAGAATAGTCATCACACTTCCCCTGGCACTCCGAGCCACATTGGTCATACCAAATACAATTTTTTCGTGCGGTGTTCATTGTAAGCCTCCTTCCGCTACACACCGCCGCGTCAGCTCTCTTAAATTTCAAGTTCCCTATATGATCAAATGAATCGTTGACGCCGCATTAGTCTGTCGTGTTTCCATGAGAGATGCCGTTTAACCAATTCCGAAACAGTTCCCTCATCCGCCTGCTTGGAATGTAGATCCAGATTTCTTTGCCATCACGAATAGCTGACCGCCATACCCACTGGATCATCTCACTCAACGCATAATCATCCTCACGCACCTCAACTCCTTGCTCCTGAAAATAGTTTTTCAGCAAAGGGTTGTAGTACACGTTGACGCAATAGGCCAAGCAGTCCCTGTTCCGATATGCGTTAGTAGCCCGGACATTGCAGGAAAGGAAACCCTTGGTATATCCTTTGCCTTTCAGGAGGGCTTGGTAATCCTTAAAAACCGTCCACAAGTTACGGTCTGATGAAGAATTGAGCATATTCTTGAACAAGTTCGTCAAATTGTTTCTCAGCTGTTTGATAAGCGGCTGTCCTTTGGTATCACGCGCTTTCTTATACCAAGAAACAGATAGGCTCGACCTCATTTCGCCGATCTTATTCAGTTTCTCATCCTCGATGATATGAATTTTCTTTGGGAGTTCTGCTACGTAATCCGGTATGTGAGGTGTATCGCTGAAATGATATACCCCGTTCTCACAAACCGTTCCGATCCGCTGGACTTCGATATTATGAATGTCGAAGTAATATTTCTGCACCTGAGCATCGAACATATAGGTGAGAATGATCACCTCATCGAAGGACTGAAATACCTCAATCGGGAATTTCCATAGCAAGAGGCAGTCATTATACAAAATGACGTTGCCAGTCATGCACATATCCCGCAAGTCTTCAAATCTGCCCTCGTAGTCATCATTTACCCACCGCACACGATACTCAGAGTCAACCTCGATCATATCCCGCTTGAGCATTTGCAAATCCTTTGGAGAAATCGGGATTGTCTGAACAGCTTGGAAAACCTCATCCAAAATGAGCTTATAGCCGCCGTCTTGGATCAGCGAAATCGTTTCATCGTTATACGACTCAAACAGCGCATGAGTGCTGGCGATGTTATCCCTCATAGACAGAAGGTAATGCAGGTTTTCCAACTTACCCTTACCTTTACTTTGCGGATCTTTGAATTTTCGCCCACTGCAACTCCGTTTGATTCGTTCTACTTCGTCCAGGTATGGCGTGATAAATACGTAGCGGCTTTCCTTATCTTGATTCATCAAAGTGATCGCAGACTCGGTTTTACCTGCTCCCATAATCGTGTCACATACCTTAACGATCACACGCTTTCCTCCTTCGCCGTCTTACGGTAATAGAAGAATTGGAGCTGCTGAACATAGCCGGCAAATCCGGCGTACTGAGAAGGATCGAAATTGCCATGGTAGACATCATCAATCATGCGGTTGATCCACACATCCCTGGGGTAACTGTCCATACGGTGAAGCCCAAACAGCATCACACAGTTCGCAACCTTCTCGCCAATGCCCCGCAGAGCAATCAGCGTCTTCCGGGCCGTATCGTCATCCTGCTTCTGGAGCTGCACCCAGAAATCTTCGTCATACTCGGCCATCTCTTTCACATAGCTTTCACGATAGCCCAGCGATGCCGGTGACAGATCCTGACCTCTCAGCTGCGCCGGCGTCGGGAAGGAATAGAACTGCTGGTCGTCGATCTCCCCCAGCGGCGTACCGAATGTCTGGCAGAGAACATCTACCGCTTTGCGAATACGCGGGATGTTGTTGCGCTGGGAGATAATAAAGGTCACTACCATCTCCCACAAATCCTGTCTCAGGATGCGGATACCGCCACCTGTCGCGATCGCCTCCCGCAAAAACGGGTCTCCGGCCATCTTCTGCTGATATGCTTCATAGTCGGCAGACAGGTCAAAATAGGGCATCCATACATCCCGGAACTCATCATAGGGGCAGTGAAAAACATACCCGCCATTGGTACTCGGTGTGATTTTCACCAGCTTCATACCGGTGATCGCCACATATCCCCTATCCTGCAGTGCGGTCAGCCGGAAGCACTGGCCGGAATCTGCAATCTGCTTCAAATCAAACGTATGGGGAATGTTAATGAGCACGCCATCAGAAACCCTCCGGCAAATTACCTTTTCGCCACTCATCATACTCGCTCCTTTTCTTCAAATATTTGCGGATTATGCTCAGTCCGCAGTACACCAGATCGCAATACGGCTTGGAGCCGTCGCCATCGTATTGGGTAATTGCTGATACAACCTCCTGCTCCGTCAGATTCTCCGGCACATACCGGAACAGCTCAAATACCTCCTGCATTTTCTCAATGAGGCGGATATTATCGGCGCAGGTTTTGACTTGACTCTTAGCCAGTGTCAGCATTGTCGCCGGGTCAATTCCATAGAGTCTTGCGGCATTTCTATACGCTTGCACCTCTTCAAACAGAGCGGCACGCTCCTGATTCATACGCAGGATCGTCGCTTCAGACTCGTTTAGTCTGCGCGTCAACTCTTTAAGATCGTCCACTGCACGCGCTCCTTTCTGATTGATTTACTTTGTTGCTATTTGGAGGTCAAACTTTCTTCACTATGCAGCCATAGCCTCTGCACGTCCGGCCATATCCCATCTTGTCTCCGAATAGGCCGTCATCGTCCAGATTACGAATAGTTGCCTGCTTTTCATTGAGTTTTAAGATCTCACCGTTCCGAAGCTCTTGGTACTTGGAGTCAATGTAAGCCACACGGTCGCCGACCATAAGCTCCCGACCGAAAAAATCATAATGCTTCATATATCCACCGCCTTATCCAAACTCCACACAGCCGCATTCGGGCGCTTCTTTGTGGGAGCTTTGTTCCTTCTCGCCGTCCCACTTCCAGGCGGGAACGAGCTTACGAAGATCAGACACGGCGGCGTCGCGCTCTGCCCGCAGCGTTTTCACTTTCTCCGCACACTTATACCAGTTCGAGCGCAGCCCGTCGCATTCCACTCTGAGCTTTTTAAGCTCCTCCAACCAGTGGGCAAGCTGTTCATGCTCGGTAGTGCAGGTATCACAAGGGTTGCTTTTTCTCAGTCTTTCCGCTATCTCATAGCAATGTTGAATTGCTTCATTCAAAGTAAACATGGTGCTACTTTCCCTGTTTTCTTCGTAAATCTCTTTGCCGTCTTCGTCGTACAGATCATTTACTTTTTGTACCCTTTCGGTGCGGAGGGCGGAGATCGCCTTATCATACGCTGCTAAAATAGCGGCATCGTCCATGAGCAAATCACAGTGGGCGCAGTCAGAGCAGTTGATTGCCGTCTTCCTCTGTACGCACTGTTTTTCCCGTTCCAAAACTTCAATGTCGGTCATTCAGATACACCGCCTTTCAAAGTAGAATGTAATTTTCTTTGGCGTTGGCTTAACCATACCAAACCGTACAGCCTGACGGTAAGTATAGCAGTCACGCTCCAAGGTGGCCGGCATAGCTTCCAGTATTCGCCGCCAGCCCTCCAATGAGTTGCCGCGCTTGTAGTGATTACAGCTCCGACAGGCCGGCAGCATATTTGCCAGATCGTCTTCGCCCTCACTCCTCAGCGCAACAACGTGATCGACTTGCATATCCTCATAGTTCAGCTGCTCGCCACAGTATGCACACCGCCCACCCATCTTGTCATAAACGGCACGGCGCTCTGCTGGCGTCAGCCTGCGTCTCTTTTCCATTCATAAATTCTCCTTCCGCTCATTCTCCAACTTGTTTATCCGATGCGCTATAAACAAGTTCTTTCCGTAGCTCATCCTTCAATCTGCGCTTAGCCAACCGCTTGTTGGACTTTTTGGCTTTTGCCCACCCATTGTGGTTGTTCGCCCAGCAAGCATATCTGTGGCTAAACTCAGACTGCCAGCCGAGTTTTCCTTTATAAGTGTTAGCCTTCTTCATAGTTCACATCACATTTCTGCTCTGACCCGCATAAGGATTTTACCAAGGCGATTTTCTCCAACGCCATCACAGACGCCCCAGATGCGGTCGCCCCAAGTATTGCCTTCAATGAGTTCGGCATCTTTGGTCGCAACAAGCTTGTCTGCCAAATCAGGATTCTGTGAGAACTTTGCCTTGCAAATCTCATACATAACGGTATCTTTGACCGCTTCCCAGTCACCACGGAGCTTAACCCTACGCCCAAGCCTCTTTGCCTCTGACGGATTCAGACGGCAAAACTCAGTCATACGTTCTGGGCATTTAGCCGCTTGAAACGCTGCCTCGTTATTCTCAAAACACATTCCATTGTAGGTAACTGGTGCCGAGTAGAAGTTACTCAGAAAATAATACTCACCTCTAAACTCGCTGATACTTACTCCCATGTTATACCTCCATCATTTCGTATCAATATATACAGCGCATATGTCCGGGTGTGCCTCCTCAAAAGCCCTTATATCCCAGGACGACCACAAATCGGTCCTCATCCAATACCTGATTGAGAACAGGCCGCACCTGCTTCTCATAGTCCAGCTTGCCCAGCCCACAGCCAACAGGCGGAAGGTAGATTTTGGAGAGCTGGAACTTGGCGGCGATCTCTTTTAGCTGTATCGCAGATCTCATAATAAGATCCAGGTCAGAATTGTCACGGTAGTGGTGCTTGGTAGGAAATGTTACCAGAGATGTGAGGCGATCCCCCACCCTATGGACACCCATATAGAATGCGCGGTTTCCATACCGCCGCAGGTACTCACCTAACTGATGTTCCAAACCGGGAACGAGCTTTTTCGCTTCCAGCGCCTGCCCTTTACCGAGTACGGCATCTCCGTTCTTACGAATCACGCCGTTGGTAGTGACGACCGCAGCCTCATGTTCGTTTTGAGAAAGATAGAAGAGACTACCGGTGTTTTGTATCTCGATCATGACCGTACCTCATTACCGCGCCGCAAAGAAATCACGGTAGACCTTTTCGATGATGGTATGGCTGGAAATGTTGACACTCGGGACTGCCCATCGAGCCGTAGCCTCGAAGTCCTTCTCGTGCGCCGCAATGTAAGACCTCATGTCATTTCGCAGCCCATCCACCGTACCGATCGCACAGAGCAGAGAGTGTTGCGCCGCCTCAAAGTCCTTGATGGCACGATCTTTGTCGGGGCCGTCCGGGTAAAGGTCAATGACGCCCTTGCGCACGATCGCCGCCTTAGCTCGCTCTTCCAAGTTTGTTTCGGCGGCAAAGTAGTCCAGCAGCAGCCGTTCTCTTTGCCGATCAGCCGGCGTCCATTCCGGCTGGGAGTGCTTCTTCAGGAACATAGTAAAACCTCCAAAAATGTTCAAAAGTTCAGAACCCCAAAATCGAATTATCACTTTTGAGGTGATAAATTCTAAATTTCGATGCTCAAACGCTCGTCAACAAACGGGGTATTTGAAAATCGTCCCTTAGAAGGGGAAGGGGTAATATCGCTACGCTCAAAGTAGTCTAAAAAGTTGCAAAAATAGCCAATTTGCAAAGGGGAAGTTTTTGCAGTTAGGCCGCTCGCTTCGCTCGCGGATATACGGAGAGTTGGTAGCGGCCTAACCAAAAAGGTAGGTGCGGGGTAGACACTTTCGATTTAGTCATCTACCCGTCCCTGGTATCTTGAGTCTTCTGCTAATTGGCAGTGTGGACACCAGGGAAAATTAAATATCCCCTAACAGGTCGATTGAAACATCGTGGTAGGCTTTCTTCTCTTCCTCGTCAGCGATACCGATATAACGCATGGTGATGAGAGCGCTGGAATGACCGAAAAGACGCTGGAGGAACACAATGTCGTGGTTGCTCTGGTAGTGGAAGTATCCGAAAGTCTTCCGCAGGGTATGGGTACCGATGTTCTGCTTGATCCCGCAAGCCTTAGCCGCATCCTTCAACTTCTTGCGCAGGGTGTCCACTTCAATGTGACCACCTTCACGGGAAGCGAAGATATATCCATCAGAGTAGTGGCCGGCATCGTTACCATAGTACCACTGAATAGCGTGGACACAGGATTCATTCAGATAGAGTCCACGTCGCTTGTCTACCTTCTCCTGAAAGACTGAGATTTTGTCGGTGGTATCGGTGTAGTCTCCGACAATGTAGCGGATCTTGCCGTCAGGGAAGAAAATATCAGAACACTTCAGTTCCAGAAGCTCGTTGGCTCTGAGGCCGAGGTTGATTCCCAGGATGAATGCCAGCAGGTATTTGGGATCAGCATTAGCCCGTAGCCAGGAGGCCATAGCGTCAAGCTGCTCACGAGACTTGATCGGAAAAACCGTCTGCTCTTCTCCTTTGCGGTAGTTGACCTTCTTGGGAGGCTCGACAGCAGAGGTACCGGGGAACTGAATGATTTTACAGCTGGTCGGCGGTACGGTATTGATCTGAGGAGCCGTAGGCTGATCAAAGAGGGTAAGTTGCGTGTCCATAGTCCACCTCATTTTCTTTGTCGCAAAAGACCGTCAGTTGTTGTCTCTTACTTTAATTTATTCTACCATATCTGGGGTCTAAAGTCAATTAAAATATTAGTTTTCTTTGTTGCTATCGGAGAAGAATACGACTATAAACGGGGTGAATTATAGAGGGTTGACAGAAAAACCGAGGTTGTAAGGCTAAAAATGTGATTTTGGAGGTATGGGTTTAATTCATTTACTGTTGGGGAATCGTCGAGATTGTTCCCGAGTGAAAAATGGGGATATGAGGCGTACGTGATAGAGTAGAGGTACTAAGCCGTTTCGTGAGAAACGGGGCGGGCGCGAAAATGTGAAGGCTCCCCCGGTGCCGGTGGCGTCTAGGCAGGCGGGCGGGGTGCCGTTGTTCGTCTGCTGACGGGCGAAAACGGGCCGGGGTTCTGCAAACTCTCCAAAAGCAGAATTGACAGAGATAGAAACGGGCGGGAGTACGTCGGGAGACTGGGAGCTTCAGCCGGTGCGGGCTGGGGTGCCTGCTGGCCTGGGGCGGTGCTGGGCTGGCCGTTTGGGGGCGGGGTTCGGTCTATATATGACTTTGACGGCAAAACGGCAGGCAAGCGGGCGCAAGTCCTCATCTTTTCGCCCTTTCTCGCTTCGTGCTCTTCTCTCTCCCTCTTCGGATGTCCTCGCGTTCCTGCTGGCTCTGTCTGTTTGATCTGGGCGGGCAAGCTGGCAGCATAGGGGCGGCGGGCGGCGTGTCCATCTGGCCGGGGTGCTGGGCGTGTCGTGCTCTCCTACGGCATGGGGCAGGGCTGGCCGCTCTCGTGCCGTGTCTGTTGTCCGTCTCCCCTGCTGGCCGTGCTGGGGTAGTCTGTGCGGGCGCTGGGGCTGGCGCTGGGCATGGGCGGTGATCTCAGGCCAACCGGCTTGCTAATCAGCAAAATGCACAAAGATTCAATAAGAAATGCAGCATAATGACGAAAATAATGGACTGTATTCTGTACTTTTTACGCTATAAATATGTCTGTTTTGGCGTAAAATAGGCTCTTTTTCTAACTTTTTATATATAGCAACAAAGTAAATGATTGACGGATGGGATCTTTTATGATAAGATATAGACAGTTAAAGAGGGCGGGCGCTGGGGCCGTTGGCCGGGGGTATCCTCTCCGGGCGGCAGGCTCCACCGCTTCCCGATAGCAACAAAGTAAATCAACGTAAAGGAGAATGAACAATGAAAAAGACTTACAACATGAGCGAGACCATGACGCGGGCGTGGGCCATCCGCAAAGCGGCGGCGGCTGACATGGGGTGCAAGGTGTCTGAAGTCCTGATGGGCGAATGTCTGAAGATCGCCTGGGCTGAAGCTGAAGGCGCAAACGCTGAGACCAACGCCGCCGCCATCGCGGGCGAGTGGGCGAACATGGCCGACGCTGACAAGGTGCGCATGATGACCGCTTGCATCCGCAAGGCGGCAAAGAATGAAATCGGCTATTCCACCGAAGACCATTACCTGCAGTTTTCTGAAGTGCCCGCGTTCGGTTGCTTCCGTGCCCATGATTTTGATGAGTTTGTTTCTGAAACCTGTATTCGGGTTCTTGACAAGCTGGCCGACCTTGACAAGCTGGCCGCAACAAATGAACGGCGGGCCGCTCAGGGTAAGCGCCCGATGCGCCTGGTGTCCGTCGTCTACAATGCGGCACGGGCTTCTATCGCGGCGGTGTACTACGCCGACAGCAAACACGGCGCGGCGTATGACTGGGAGATCAATGACGGCGAGGGCAACGCGGCGAGCTTCCTTGAAACCTGCTGCGGAGATGCTACGGTGAACACCGAAACAAGCGCCATCATCCGGGCAGACCTGGACGCGTTCCGGGATGGGATGGACGAGATCGGGCGGCAGATTCTGGAAATGGTGGCCGCGCACAAGACAGAGCGCGAGATCGGGAAAGCCGTGGGCATCTCTAATGTTGCCGTACACAAACGCATTGTTAAGATGCGGGCGGCGCTGGAAAGTCTGCGGGTTGCCTAAAAAGAAATTTTTCCGAACGGTTAGCAACAAAGAAAATCAATCTGCAAATAATAGCGGGGCCGGTAAAACGGAACGCCGGCCCCCAATAAAAAAACGTAAAGGGGAACGCAAAAATGACTATCAATAACGCGGTTCTGAAAAATTGCTTGAAGCTCTCCAGCAAGATCACGGTTTACGTACCCGCCACAAACGGCATTGACAAGGCGGCGGACAATACGGAACAGGTCAAGAAAACGGCGGCGCTCCTCTCCGAGCTTTTCGGCGGCGCGACTTCCACCCCGGCGCTGGGCTACTGGATGTCTCCGGCGGCTGGCCTGGTGGCAGAGGCTACAACGGTAGTTTTCGCCTACGCTGCGGATGCGGCGCTCCAGGAGCACGTCGGGCGCGTGGTGGAGCTGTGCGAAGAGCTGAAGCGGGAGATGGGACAAGAGGCCATCGCCCTGGAAATCAACGGCGAGATGTATTTCATCTAACAGCAGGACGGCGGGCGAGGGCTACGGCTCCCGTCCGCTTTTCTGTTTTCCGGGCCGTGCAAGAAAATTTTTTGGAACGGTTAGCAGATCGGGCGCGGTGTCTGTAATTATAACAGAGGAACACAAAAAAACTTTACGGAGGCGCTGAACATGGCAAATAAACTTCCCTGGACTACTCCAAAGGTACAAACACTTTACACGACTTCCAGCGTGGGCAGGCTGATTGCGGAATACCTGGACGCAGGCGGGCAGATGCTCCAGATGCGGGAGGGCGTGCTGGGACACGGCGACGTGCTGTTATACGACGACGCCGGAAAGCTGAAAACCTATGTTATCCGCGAGGTGGCAATCAATGAGTGGAGCAGCGGCCACAAAGTCAGAGGCTATAACAGAATGCCGGAGAAATACCGGGCGCTACTGGATAAACAGAGATAACGGAAAAAGAGAACGGCGGGAGTTTTCCCGCCGTCTTTTTGTCTTCAGTTAAAGGCCATAACAACCAGGAAGCCGAACGCAATCACTGCGCCGATGGTAACAAGTGGATGATGTTTCAACATGAACGGGAAAAACGGGACGTGTTCATAACGGGATGCGGCATTATAGTGCTGGATGGCCTGGTATCCGGCGACGATCACCGCAAGAATGACAAATACCCACATATAATCACCTAAAAATATTTTTTTGGAACGGTTAGCAAGTCCATAATTCCTTCTGTAATTATATCAAATAATGGAAATCGACGCAATGTTTATTTTGGAACGGAGGAAAGCAAATGGATATTCAGGAAATCAACCAGAGTTCGCCGGAGTTCCTGTATCAGATGCTGGGACGGCTGGAAGCGGATTGTCTGTATTATCTGGGGAACGGTGGGCGCTTTGCGGGCCATCTCTGGGCGGGCAACGAGCGCAAGCAGATCAAACTGATGCGGATGATTTACCGCCGCTTGTGTGAGATTGGAGCCGCGCCGGAATGGATGAGCGAGCAGCAGATCAACGATTTTGCGGAGCAGATGCTGGTGGTATAAAAATTTTCAGGACGGTTAGCAAATCGCCGTTTCTGTCTGTAATTATATCAGAAAACGAATGGAGGTTTTAACCGTGACAAAATATTATATTTCTTTGGAGGCTGACGGAAATTTTCATATTATCGAGTACGATACTGGCGAGGGCGTAAGAGTGCTGCGGGACGCTGGCGGACGGGAAACGAGCATTGTAATTTATCACAATAGCTTGATTATTTCCGCTTTGTATGACACTGTGGAGGCTGCTATAAAGCACCTGGGCGGAAGTCGCCGGGAAACGATCTTGCCTGATGGTCGAGTGGTAATCCCGGAGTCCGTGAATTATCCTGAGTTAGTCATCCGCAACATATTTGTGCCGTTTAGCGCTGTGCGTGCTGAAGTCTGGCCTGGGGAGCCTGGATGGGGAAAATAATTTCCCGATTAGGTTAGCAAATACGAATTTCATTCTGTAATTATAGTAGATACCAGGAAATCAAATGAAAATAACGGAGGCTGACAAACATGAAGTGGTTCAATAATCCTGAGACGCTGGAAGACCTGAAAAAGCAATACAAGAAGCTGGCTTTTCAAAATCATCCTGACCGGGGCGGCAAAACTTCGGATATGCAGGAGATTAACGCTGAGTATGAAGTGCTGTTCTCCCGGCTGAAGGATACCCACAAAAACGCGGAGGGCGAGTTTTACACGGCACGGACGGCCACGACCGAGACGGCCACGGAGTTCATGGACATCATCGAAAAGCTGATTCACATGGAGGGCATCGAGATCGAGGTTTGCGGCTCCTGGGTGTGGGTCACTGGCGACACCAGGCCGCACAAGGAAGAGCTGAAAGCCCTGTCTTTCCGGTGGAGCAGCAACAAATCCGCGTGGTATTTCCACCGCGACGGATACAAGAAGCGGAGCAAGAAGTCTCTGACACTGGACGAGATCAGGGGCTACTACGGCAGCGAAAAGATTGAAAAAGAGGGCGGAGGGAAAATCGCGGTTGCATAACAGATTGGCGGGCTGGGAAAACCTGGCCCGCCTTTTCTTTTTCGGAAAATTTTACTGAATGGTTAGCAAATGATCGGAACAGTCTGTAATTATAGTGGGAGGTGGTCAAGTCCATTGAAGTGCTACTACCTGGGCGATAAGAAAATCACCGAAGCGGAGGCCAAAGAGATCGAGGCCAAAAACCGTGAGATTTTAAGAGATGGAACGGTCGAAGAGCTTTTGCAAATTCGGCACGTTATTTGTCGGGAGGAATGAAAGATGGAACACACATTCAAGATCGAAAAGGAATTGAAGATCACGACAGAGAACATCGTGGACTGTGTACTGTCCTGCGAGGCAGGCGGCTTTGACTACTGGGGCGAGTTGTGCAGCGATGAGAAGGACTACGAGGCGGCGCGGCAGCGGCTGGCGGAGAGAGAAAAGGCCGATATGAAGCCCTGCTATGAGGACGTGCTGGCCGAGATTCTGGAGAGCGGCAGCAAGCTGACCGTGTACGACCGTGAGGACGACAAAGACCACGAGCTGACGTTGGAAAAACTTCTGAACGGCTGGAAAAAGTACGCGGAAGATCATAACACGGACGACTTCGACGAGTACGACGGAATTTCTGCTGACTGCATTATGCAGTATGCGATTTTCGGCGACGTGATTTACGGCTGATAAAAACGGGCTGGCCTGGTGGCTGGCCCGTTATTTTTTTTGCCGGTTATGTTAGCAGGATTGAAAAACCGTCTGTAAATATAGTGTAAGGGGCAATGCTCCAAGCAACAAAGTAAATTAACGGAGGTCGAAAGAATGAAACGCTATGCAGTTTGTATCACTGATGATGACGGCGGCACGGGCGAAGCGGTTTTTACCGTGAAGAATAAAACAGAGGCACGGGCCAGAGGTCGCCTTTATATCCGTCAGTGGCAACTCCACAACGGGAAGATCGAGTATATCCGGGAGCTGGCAGAGGGTGAAGAGGCCGTTAAGTTTGGCCGCGCCGCTGGCTATTGATAGGAGGAGATCATCATGTATGATGTCGAAAAGTTGGTTTCCATCGTCTGCGATTATCTGGACGCCGAAGCGGACTATATGAAATACAGTCTGGACGCAAGAAAAGAGCTGGGGCTGGCTCCCAACTCTACCCTATGGATTCCTTCCCTGAATGGCTCCAAGGCATACCGCCTGGGCGAGCTGTTTGAAAAGTCAGGAGCGACCGGGAGCATTTTGGCCGACATCTGCGTCATGCTGGACATCAATCAGGAATTGCTGGTGGCCGCTGTCAAATCCATGCAACGCAAGGAACGCCATAACGGACGCTGGGACAATCCGAATTATACCTGCTGGATGAATGAGGATGACAAAAAGCGGCTGGCCCGATTCCTTTCCAATGAGCGCGGAGAGTCCAGCGTTTATCCCTGGTTCAGCAGTACCGGGAGGAAAAAGCCCTGGTGTGAATAAGATAGGAGGAATTGAAATGTTAAAGCAAATCAATAATCGTTTCTATAAGTATTTTGATAAAAACGCTAATATGCTTTTCACCTTTGAGAAGGGCGGCATTGGCGTATGTAGCATCGGAGAGTGCTGGCGGCTCCGTCTAACATTCTCAAATCAGCAGACACTTGTAGCCTGTTTTGTGACATACGATGACCACCACAACGCCGCAAAACAGTATAGCCTTCACGGGCGTATCTGGTCTGAGCGGGAAGCATTGTCCGAAGCTAATAAAATGGTCGCTGAGTTTATAGAGGATTAACTATTTCATAGTTAGCAAATTTGCCCTTCTTTCTGTAATTAAAGTAGAAAGTCAAAATAATGGAGGAATGACACATGACAACGAAAACTGATTTTCACGCCATCCAGGAGCTGAGGGAGAAATACGCCCCGAAAGTGCGGGGTATCGTCTCCGGCGAGGAGGCCAAGACCATCTACGAAGTGCTGGAAATTGATAAGCGCAACAACATTGAGCTTCAGAATATCCGGGATATGGTGGTCATGATTTACGGCCAGTGGTTTGATAAATCACGTGACCAGTATCTGGAGGATAAGAAGAAGGGCGCGCAGGCGGTTGATAAGTCTGCGGAGTATCTGGACGCAATGAGCGCCATCATCTGCGTCATCGACTATGAGAAATTCAAGAGAGGACTGGGAGTATAAAAATTTGGGGAGGGCGGTTAGCAAATCGTTCTCCCCTTCTGTAATTATACCAGGAGGTGCAGTGATGGAAAACAAATACGTTTCCTTCGAGGTTTACCGTCCCGTAAAGTCTCCCACGGAGAAAGGGGAATACATGGGAAAGACACCAAACCTGGAGCAGGCACGGCGGGCCGCTGATGCTGTTGGCGGTGCCTTGTACGGGATAACATCTGACGGACGCAAAGTCCTGTTGCTGTAATTGAGATCAAGTATTAAGGAGAAGATTATGAAATTTTTAATCTGTATGCCCACCGGCAAGGATGGTATCCAAGATGATGCGGTTATCCGTAACGCCCTGTTGACGGCAGTAAACCGTATTACGCTGATGGATGAGAAGAGCGGCGAGTTTGAGGCTGGCGACGGCAACCAGAATATGGTTACGTTTGAAGTGTCCGAATGAATAAAGGAGGAAGACAAAATGGCACAATGTACGAGAGAGCAGGTTAATCGCTGGAACGCAAAACTGAGCAACGGGTTCCGGCTTGATCTGGAGCGCTTCATCGTATGGAATGACAAGGTGGCTACGCGCTCCATCGAATTGCCGGACGGCAAAGTGCTGAAGGCTGACATCGGATGGACTGAGGTGCGCGAGGAGCCGAGATTGGGTTGTTTCTATCAGAAGACTATTGGCATGATGCCGCGCCTTTCCCTTTCCCTGTGGACTCCGAGCAGCACGCCGGGTATGTGGTGTAGCCGTGGCCTGGGTGCCGTGGTAAAGATCACCGACAACATCTACCAGAAACGCAACTGGAACGAGCTGGCAAAGTTCACCGCTGAATGGGACGAAAAGCGCCTGCTGGAAGAGGCTAAAAAGCATATGGCCGAGCTTCAGAATGATGTGGTAGCCTAAAAAGAGGCGGAGGGATTTTTCTCTCCGTCTTTTTTCTTTCTTTTGGTTAGCAACAAAGTAAATCATTCTGTAAATATAATAGGAGGCGATAAAAAAATGAGACAAGCACAAATGACAAGAAATGAACGGCGGTATTACCGCAAGAAGATAATCGAGCAGCGGCTGATGGGGCTGGGAGTTCTGGCCTGCTGTGCTCTGGTGCTGTGGATGTGCTCCACCGGCGTAACCGTAGAAGATCGAGACGGCACGGCGGTTGTACTGCTGGCTCCGCTGGGGCTGTGGTTGCTGTTCTCTAAGCAGATTCTGATTTACTGAGGAGATGCCAAGATGAGCGAGAGAATTTTCAATGTTTCCCGGTCTACGAAGACCGGTAAGACAGTCAATGTTGGCGACTTCCCTACGGTTGAGCAGGCGCAGGCCGCTATGCTGAGTCACTACAAGGTGACACCTAAGCGTGGGGACTTCCGGTATCGTATCTTTGAGGAGGAGCTGGAAGAGATCAATGGAGTTACGTTCCGCAAATTCTGTCTGGTTCTCAGCGGCGGAAATAAACCATACAGCAAGAGCTATACACCGGCTGAATTGAAAGCCCTGGTAGAAAGTGAGGCATAATATATGGAACGGACGGATAAGCTAAATCAACTCAGGCAATTCAATAGACCGTGGGAATATGATTGCTGTGACATAGCGGAAAAGCTGGTTGAGCTGTCAAATCTGCCGGATGACGGGCAGTTGAAAAACGAGCTGACCGATGCTCTATACTATCTCAAAGCTGTGGCGGAGAATCCTTATAACAGCGACTATCATCGTGTGCTATTCAATGTGTTGCTGGTCATCACGGGGTTTGAGTGTTTCTAAATCAGGGAGAGGGGCAATCCTCTCCTTTTTTATTTTTATGGTTAGCAATTTTTCAAAACGGTCTGTAAATATAGTGGAGGTGCTGAATATGAAAACCTGCAAAATCTGCGGATGTTCTTTCGATGAAGAAAATTTTGAAGGTGTTGTTGTCAATGAGGGCATAGACAATGAATACCATGTTTGTTGCGATTGTGTCCCGTCCGAGTGTAACAACGGACATATTATTTCCTGTGAAGCCTGCGGTTCATATTTTTCGGCGGATAAACTGCACGACGAAGAGATCGAGGGGCATTCCTTTACCGCGTGTCCGGCCTGCGGGAAAGATGTGGTAGAGGGGTTGAGCCGTGCAGAATTTGAAGATGAATACTTTCGCCCGCGATATTCTGTTGTCGTTCGTCAATTCAGCGGTTCAGTTCGTGGATATATCGTGAGCGCAAATAGTCGCCACGAGGTCATGAAGCGGCTGCTGGAAAAGCTGGACTTCAACTATGTCGCAGAGGTATCCATTGGGGAAATCCTTGTGAAGGAGGACGAGTTTTAATGTACATGAGCAAAAAGAAGTTCGATGAGATCAAGGCCAAGCATAGCACCACCATTGTGGTGGATGCTGATGTGGGCGAGGCTCTGGCTTTTGTCCAGGACTTGCTGGAGGCTGAGGCGGACGCAATCAAAAACCGCGAGCCGCACGCAACTGCATCTATTGGACGCCTGAATGAAGCCGCCTATGAAGTGTTCTCCATCTCCAACGAGATCGACGCCGGGGAATTTGATGACGGCAAATAAAAAAGTAGCCTCCCGGTTAGCAAAACTGGGAGGCTATCTGTAATTATAGTACAAGCACAAGCAACCAACTTTAAGGAGGATGACAAAATGAGCGCTGCTAATTTCTGTACCATGAGGGACTTCCCTTTGTTCGCCAAGGACTACTATGAGGACGCCAAGCGCTGCCCGGAATGTGGCGCAATCCTGAGCGCAGACGATACGGAATGTGAGTTCTGCGAGTGTAACGAGCTGGAAGACTACCAGTATTATGATGAGTGCGCGGCCTACGACGAGCGCCAGGAGATCGAGGACAAACTGATGGACTTCAATCGTGGCCTGCTGTTCCATGAAGTTAAGCTCCAAAGCGGATACTATTCTGGTGTCCAATTCTATGTGGAAATCAATCACGATCTGACCGAAGATCAGGATTATTCCAACGATGACTGCCATTACTATTTTGACTGCTGTCGGAGTGTAGCCTATCGGAAGTATGCGTCGGAAGTTCGGAAGATCAACCGGAAGCTGGCCGAGTTTGCCAAGGCATATGGATTCCAGGAATATGTGTGTACTGCCAGATTTTCAAATGGTGAGGCGTGGTATCAGCTTGCCTCTAATCCCCGTGCCCGCTTGAAATCTGTCGTGGCCTAATAGATTGCCCGCCGTTTTTACGGCGGGCTTTTTATTTTAGAGGTTAGCAAAACTCGCCCTGGCTCTGTAATTATAGTGAAGCAATTCTAAACAACTTTTTGAAAGGACTTGAAGAGATGAACAACGCCAACGAGCAGAAGACCTATGTATGCAAGCGGGCCAGAATGTGCAGTTTCTTGATTGAGAAGGGTTTCACCCCTTACAAGGTAGCTCCCGACCGGGACAATCCCATGTACGATGTCTTTCTTTTCACCGCGTCGCCTGAGCTGTACCAAGCTGTGATGGAATATATCAACACCAGTTCTGAGAGGAGAGATTTGAAATGAAAATTGATTTGACTGATGCTCAGGTTTCCTTGATCATCGACGGGCTACGTGCTTTGCAGGAAAATGCTGCATATGAAAACAAATGTACCAGCGACTCGGAAATCCACGATAGCAACAACCAAATGGCCGATGAGGTAGACGACCTGTGCGAGTATCTTAACTGTTGCGAAGAGGTTACACCGGAGGTAGCTATCTGTGTCAAGGGCGGTTTGGTGAGTTCAGTTTATGCCAATGCCAATATGGATGTCGATGTATATGATCTGGATGTTTCCGACTTCCCGGACGAAGGGGAACAGGAAGCGGCAGACCAGAAAGAGGCCGAGCTGGATGAGCTGGTCAAGTCTCCCGGCTGGCGTGCTGTTTGGTAAGAAACCATTTTTTATAAGGAGGAACATATGAGCATTACTTATGATGTGTCCAAGCAGAAGGGCAGTTCCCGCTGGTATCCCCACAAGATCGAGACTCCCAAGGTGCCCGCTGGCCCACTGGGAGATAAGAAGCAGGCGCTTCATGCCGCCGCCGAGTTGATGGGGGTGAGCTACCCCGAGTATATGGAGTTGAGGAGGAAGAAAGGATGCGTGTAAACTACACCCCTGAAGAGATTGCAGAGATGCACGACCGTAACGAAAACTTCAACGGAACACGTGCTAACTTTTCCAAGATCAAGCTCTACCAGGCCGTCAAAAACGACCTGGTGGAGTTTATGAATATGTGCGATGACGTGCGGATGATCGACGGGTATGACCCGAACATGAAAGAGAAGCACGCCATTCTCTGGCTGGACTTCCCCCCTGCCGCTACTCTGAACAAGGAAGAAACAGCGGCTCTCACGGCCATCATGAACAAGGCCGACGGCACGGTGATTTCTGCCGTTGATGGGCACGTCCGCATTTCCTTTGATATCAACGATATCTGGGATAATTAAACAGACGGTTAGCAAAACGCAGTTCTTTTCTGTAAGTATAGTGACCGAAGAAAAAAACAAACGAGAACAAAATTTAGGAGGTACGTAAAAATGTCTGCGAATGTTGAGAGTATGTTCTATGCTGGACGCGAGAAACCCTGGCATGGCCTGGGTACTCAGGTTGAGGAAGCGCCGACCAGTGCCGATGCACTTCGGCTGGCTGGTCTGGACTGGACTGTGCAGCGCAAGCCCATTCAGGTTTGCGGCGGGCGCAAGGTGGATAACTTCTTCGCTAATGTGCGGAGCAGCGACGGTGCGGTGCTGGGCGTGGTCAGTGACCGGTATCAGGTGGTGCAGAATGCGGAGGCATTTGCGTTTACCGACGCTCTGATCGGTGGAGAGGGTCAGGTTCACTATGAGACGGCGGGAAGCCTTATGGGTGGCCGGAAGATTTGGCTGCTGGCAAAACTGCCCGATACGGAAATCGTCGGTGATAAGACCGAGCCGTATCTGTGCTTCTCCAACACCCACGACGGCAGCGGCGCTATCCGCGTGTGTATGACGCCTATCCGGGTGGTTTGCAACAACACTCTGAACATCGCACTGAACGGCGCAAAGCGTGCGTGGTCTGTCCGGCATACCGGCGATATTCAGGCCAAGCTCCAGGAGGCGCGGATGTGCCTGGACATGGCGAATAAGTACATGGACAAGCTGGCTGTGTACGCCGACCAGATGGCGAACAAGACCGTCACCGATGAGCAGATCGCCAAAATTCTGGACGAGATGTTCCCGGCCACGGAGGATATGAGCGAGCGTGAAAAGCGGAACGCGACGAAAGCCCGTGAAGAGTACATGATCTGCTACTTTGCGCCGGACATTCTCAAGTTCAAGGGGACTGCCTGGGGCGCACTGAACGCGATGAGCGACATGGTTGGGCATACCGCTCCCCGCCGCATGACCTCCAACTACCAGGAGAACAACTGGGGCCGGATCATGGACGGCCACGCCATGATGGACAAGATGGC